AATTGTAGCAGTCCTGGTTGTTGTATGAGAGGCTGTAGACTGCTGCTTATAACGTTGGCAATGTCATTAACAGTGACCCAATCAAAATTAAAACTTGGCAGTTCATTCTGTCTGTACAACGCACCGTCGCTGGCGTAGACATTGGTGCTTGCATATTTGCCTGTTGGATCAATTAATTCAAGAAAACGACTGGTACCTATGCTGCTGCGTACCACTGCTTTGCTTTTTACAATACTGGAATACTGTGTAAACGGAAACAGATTATAATCTTCACCGTTGACCATGCGGTTTTGAGTGTAGTAACCAGCAGGCGCTCTTTGTTTTATCTCTGTGATGCTTTCACGAGCCTGACTGTTAGACACTGGTTCCTGTAAAGCGCAGGTAAAGGTAATAGTTTCTGTACGACCAATTCTGCTGGTGTAACTCATGGTTGCAGTTACACTGTTCATTTCTTCAGGATTGATAATATATTCTAAGCCATTGCTGGCTCTAACATAGCAACGAAAACTTCCTACTGGAATTTCTGCAAACACTCCATCACCAAATACCAATGTAATTTGATCATTAGTACGACTTGTTGTGCTGAATACAAACAATGGTGCTGATGCTGCTGCTGCTGTTGCCGCGGTGTAGACGTTTTCTGTATAGGTCCACTCTTGTTTAACATCGCCCACTGTGTCCAGCTGGTACAACCATCTGTCAGTATTGTTGATGCCTTCTATGTTGATATTAACTGTGCGGTTTGCAACTCTTTCTGGCAGATTAAATTCCTGAGCCTGTAGTGTGCCCTGTTTAAACAAGAAGAAATAACCTGTGTTTACACTGGCGTATCCCAGCTGATCGTTTTTATAAATTATGTTGAAACCAAGATCAACTCTAGGACTTGGCTCATAAACATAGTTTTGATTAGCCATGGTTGAGTTCACAAGCTCAAACGGCATGGTTACTCCATCAACAGTGGCGTTGTATGGAACAATGGGCAAAAATCCTGGAATTAGGTTTATGGTGTATTCATCAGTGAGCACGCCAAGTATGTTCTTACTATTGCCTGGGCGGCCAACACTTTGTGTGGATACCAACGATGCGTTGATAATTGCTGTGAATTGCTCAAGCCAGTCCGGATTTGACGGATCGTTCCAGTTAATGGTTAGATTGGCTAAATTCAAACCAGCATAATCAAACACATTTTCTGTGGTGCTAACTGCTACAACTTTGATTTGCCCTTCAGCAGTTAAATTGCGCTTGGCAGTGTAGCTTACTAAGTTTGCAAGCCTAACCACACTGTCTCTACGTTCTGCTGTGTCAATGTAGTTTTCTCTGGTATTGAGATCGTTTCTAAAAGCCAGCGCCTGGCCCATGAAGGCCATTACATCCAACAGTGCAATAAATTCACTGGATTCTACGTAATCGTTGAAAGTTTCTGGATAGTAAAGACGCAGATAATCAATAAAACTCTTGCGTAATGTTTCAAAATCATAACTTTGAAAATCCGCTTCACGATAGGTTTGATAGATCTGTTTCCAGTCTTCAATACCAAAAATAGCTGTTTGTCTTTGAGTAGTAGCCATGCTTCACCTTGTTCCTATATTTAGTGAAGCAAAAAATGGTGGTTTTTAGAGCCAACTAGCAGAACGTGTTTGTAAATCAAAAAACACACTCAGGCGCTCGGCATCAGTTGAAGTTACAAATTGAATTTCTAGTTCTATCAGTAACCCATTGTCTCGCGGAAAAGCCAAAACTGAATTTACTTGGAGTCTAGGATCTTGAGCAACGGTTCTTTGAATTTCTGTGTTCATTGAATCCAACATCTGATCAGTCATGTTTTCAAACACATAATCCCAAATTCTTGTGCCGTAGTCTGGGCGCCCTGGCAGACTGCCTTGACGGATATTAAAAGCATTCTTTAGATCTTGTTTAATCAAGGCTTGATCAGTGAGAGTAAATTTCTTAAACTGATCCACGGTGTTGAATCCAATAAAAGTAGTCATACTATTAATTATCCATAATTTGGTGGCGGAATCTTCTTGCTGCCTAAAATTCTTAGTACAACAGAATCCAACAGACTACGATTTACTCTTTTCTGAAATCCCACAGCTGGTCCTGTGCCTGATATGCCGGCGGGTAAATCTCTAGCAAAAGTCACCGCATAAGATCCTTGTTTTGCAACCTGATTTATTTGTGCAACAATAATTCCTGGAGACTGACCTTTGCTCCAGGCACTCATTGCTTCTGTGCCAAATCTCAATGATCCTTGTAGCATAGCCCCCACTCCATTCACGCTGGCACCAGTTAAGATACCTTGTTTGGCCAAGGTTGAATAGGCAGCGTTAAAAACGTCTATGGCTGCGTTGGCTTGAACTGCCTGACTGGCTAAAAACAGCTTGATATTAAACACATTGTTTTTGCCAGTCCAAACCGCTGGCGAATTCAGCACTGACACCACATTGGCACTATTTTTAAGATAGGATTCTGTAGTACCCGGTTTTAGATAACCTGCTTGTTCTATTTGTGCAGGCGGTATTCCATAAATTCCTATGGCCTGAGCTGTCACTGTGGTAAGAGTTTGCTGGCTGCTGGCCTGAAGTTGTCCAAGCATGGCTTTGATTTCTGCGCTGCTAAGAGGTCCCACAGTTGGTGGCACCAATGATTGTTTTATAAAGTCAGAGATAGTCACAGCATTTTGCACTGGTGCACCTATGAGTTTTGCTAACTGTGTATCAACTTGACTTGTCATACTGTTTAACCTGCGTCGTTGGTGCCAAACCCATGCCATGGATACGGCTCATGAGTAGGTGCCCTTGTTACTATGCTGTTCAATGCATTTTTCTGTACTTGCCAACCCTTTTGATCATTGAATTTTGTATCATCTAATGTGGTTTTCTTTATTGGTGCTGGCTTTCCTGGTTTTCTGCCACCGCCGCTGTTGAGATCAATACGACCTGCTTGTAATTTTAAACTACTGGCTGACCATGCGCCATCCGCGCTTTGTATTGCCAGACTGCCATCTGATTTTACATCAAGAGTGGCCTGACTGTAGATTTGAAAATTCTTGGTTCCTGTCAACGCCATGGCTGCTTCAGTTTCTAAATTCATATTTTCTTTAGATTTAACATTGAATGTACCGCCAGCATAGATGTTGATATTTTTATCAGCATGTAAATTCAAAGTTCCCTTGGTTCTCACATTCACTGAGTTGGTAGCATACACATCAACTGTGCCTTCTACACCAAGTTCAATCCAGGCCTGACCGTTCGCAGTCAAAATTTGTATAAAGTTGCCTTGGTCATTCATCATTATCTGATGTCCCTTGGCAGTTCTTATTCGGATTAAAGCATCGTTGCCTGTTAGGTCACCATCATCCATGACCAAGCTGTGGCCGCCTTGTCGCCCTATGACTTTGACATCCACTGGCTTCAACGCACCACTGTTCAATTGTTGTTCTATGGTTTCAGGTTGTAGTCCACCGTTGTAGATAGGTCGCCCAGGTGTGATAATACCATAAGCATTACTAGGAGTTTCACGTTGTGAACTTGAAGTAATAGGACCTCGTTGCGGATCGGTGTTGATGCCTTGCTGAAACATTGCAGCAGCCACATAGCTGTGCAAAGGTTTTTTAACAGTTGTGACCTTGGGATTACTCATGATGCCTTGGTTCCAAGAATTCACTTCTGTCACAGGCATCTGAGGTGAACTACTAAAATATTGTTTTTCTTCCGCGGTGTACTCCACGTCACGAACTGCACCAATTGCTGGAATCATTCTAGTTGAAGCTGGTTGCGGAATGCACCCTACATAAAAGCCTCGAGATGGGTCACCTTCTACAAAAAAACACAATACCTCAACCCCAATGTCTGGAGGTGTAAACCACATGCCATAACTTTGCGGATTGGTTAGATAAGTGCCAAATCCTGTGCCTGGCGTAAAATCATTGCTGGCTCTGGGGTTGGTTCTACCATAGAATGGTGTCATATACCTTACAGTACGCCATAATCTTTCATCTGTGGGATCGCCTTGTCCAAAAGCTTCAATGTACACTTGAACACGACCAGTAAAGGTTGGATCAATGTTGTTCATGATCTCCCCAATGAAAGGTCCGGCGTCGGCAATAGCACCGCCTCGATCTAATTTGTATTGTTCTTGTCTTCCGCCACTACGTTGTATATTTTCTGCCATTATGGATCCTTCCTAATTAACTGTGATCTGGCGTTGGTAACACCCAGCGTAGTTAGCCTATCAATGCCACTGCCGCCGCCAAATCTAGAAAGGTTTTGGGTAAGTGTTCTAAAACTTGAATCGTTGAGTACTGATGGTCTTATTCCTCCGGTACTGCTTGGTGCAGTAGGTGAACTCCACGGTAATGGATTGGCATTAAACGGTGGAGTGGCTACGTTGACGTCATTAAGAGGAAAGTTTAAATTAAATCCAGTGGGTAACTGTCCAATACTTGATGGTAAATTGGGAATCAATGGTATGTTGTTATCTGGACTAGGCGTGCGTAAAATGTTTGACGCAATGGTTTGGGTATCCCCGTCAAAAGTCAATCCAGTGCCTTTGACTGTTGCTGGTGTTGGATAGTAGTACAGAGTACCTTGTAATTGCTGAGTAAACTGTCCATCAGAAAACAAACTATCAACCGTGGTCGCTCTGTAAACATAACTTATTAGATTTTGATTTTCAGGGCCTAGTCTATTTGGGTCTGGTTCTATTAAACCAGTTGCAAGATTATAATCACTGGGTTTGACGTACCTGATTTCAAACATCGGTTGACTGGCATCAAAGTTAATTGTGCCATCAGGTAAAAAAGGTTTGTAATCAAAATTTGTTGCACTCACGCCTGGCCAAAGTTCTCCTTGTGCCATCCATGCTGGATCACCAATTATTTTCAAATTGACTTCACCCAGTGCGCCCTGATCATAAAGATATGCTGCTGCGCTGGCTGCTACTTCACCGCCGCGGTTTTTAAAACCTTGAGAACTTTCTGCACTTCTAGGAGCAAATACTTTTTTGCGAATTTGGCTTAAACTAAAAGCACCGCCAGCGGCCTGTTGATCAGCTGATCCGCTGATCAAACTTGTCCATGCGTAATTAAAGGTAGCTTTGTAATCTAAAACTGCGGTGTTCTGTCCTGTAAACCAGTAAGGATAACTTTTGTGTACCCCACGGAATTGACCTGTTGGAAAGTAAGGACTATCCATGCCTGCGATGTTGTACAAACTTACTATATAGGTAATTTTATAAGCATAGTCATTGCGTTTTTTATCGTATTGCAACTGTTCGCTTTTCATGCTGACCTTGAACCAGGCAAACGGTCTATCTTTTGTGCTAGGTATAGGCAACGGTTGGTCAGTGGTTTGATCATAAACAATGTCAGCCTGATCAGTGATAAAAGTGCTTTGTCTAATGATCATTTCTATGGCATGAATAATTGGCGTGCCTGCTGCTATACCTAGAACTCTTTTTTTCCTATCTGTGCTCTGCGTTTCATCTGTGCTGTTTCGCGGATTGCTGCCATCTGTCATAGGACTATTACTAAGATCAGGAAAACCCTTGTCGTTGCCAACTTGTGCATTGGCTATCACTGGACTGGCTATTTCTATAACATACTGATTGGCAATTTCAAAAAGTCCTTGTGCAACATGTTTCTTTTCTTCATAGTTCAAAGCATCCTGTAGAGACACCACTTGGTACTTGTCCTGTGTTTGACTAGCTCCTGCGTCGTTGGGCGCATTCACGCTGGGAGTGGCGGTTACTGTGCTGCCAAAGTTCCCGCCCAATGGAAAACTTTGTCCTTGAAAGGTTCCTAGGTCTGCTGCAATCTCAGCATCAATATTTGTGATTGTCACACCACGTAAAAGTTTATCAACGGTGTCACCAGATACTTCAATGTTTCTTGGTATAGTGCCTCGGTTTGTCATTGACCCTTCATAGGCGATGCATGACCCTGTTACATTGTAAGTAACAAGATTGCTGTCAATGGTAAATGCAATGTCGTTGATAGTAAAAGGTATGGTTTTTATCACAACCGCGCTGGGATCGTTGTAGGCTCCACTGTTTTGATTGTTGGCTTTAACAATTTTGCCTCCTTGATCATAAGCATAAAACTTTATGATCATTAGATAAATTGCACTGGAATAATTTTCAATTCCAACATAGTCTTTGGTTGCCATGTACAATCTATCTAGAAAACTAATGCCATTAGGTTCGGTGACAGTAAAACTTAGATTTTGATAACTGTGAGCTGAACCTGTGCCGGTACCTTGACAATGATTGGTAATTTTTATATTGTCTAAATAAAAATCAAGATCAAAAAATCTGTTGCGTCTTTGATTGTCATTTGTGGACGCTACCCCATTTGCACCACCACTGCGTATCAACAACCCTGCGTTGTCATAGTTGATTCTGCGGTTACGCATGGACTGTGCAAAAGCTTCACTTTTGATCAGCCTTAGTTCAGCCACATAGCTGTAACTCAAATACTTGTCTAAAACATTGGGCTGTGGCTGAATTGGTTCAGAAAAAGCTTGGCCAATGGCTGCTCGCGTGGCTTCTGCACGTTGTGCTATTGGCGGCTCAGCATTGTCATTACCGCTGCCAACGCCAGGTCTTGAAGCAAACCCTATGCTGTCAGACAGTGATCTAGCAGCACCAACCCCATTTGGACCACTTGTGGCCTGGGTGGTTGATAAACCTCTTATTGGCAAACTATTAATGCTTGGAGTAAAATAAGCGGAAGTATCAACTGGTATTGCATTGGTACCACTTTGACTCACTGCGTTGATTGGAACAATTGCACCAAGAGCATTTATTGCGCTGTCTGCGCCAACTGTGCCACCATCGTCAACAACAATTTGTCCCGAACTGCTGGGTCCTCCAGTTTGACCAGAAGCTTGTTCGGCCAACAATGCCTGTCTAGACAAACTTTGCAATCGTACATTGTCAGCTTCAATCACAGGAATACGTGCAGTTATTTCTGCTGTTTCCTGTGCAGTCAGATCACCGCTGGCCAGCAGATTTCTTAAACGTAAAATTTCTTCATTGTTTGCTTGAATTCTAGCTTGATAAAAACTGGATGGTTGTAGAGCCATGTATTAGAATCCTAGTTCTGTGCGTAACAGTGATTCTTGTGGGAGATAAATGTTAACGCCGGCTTTGAAATCCAGTGGAGGTGCTTGTAGTGTGTTTGGGTTTCTTTGATAAAACACCCACCAAAGCGACGCATCACCATACAAGTCAAATGCCAATAAATCTGGTCTGTACTGGTAGGTTGAATTTATGATTATCAGTAAATCGTCTGAACTGCGTGGCACAGGTCTATTGACCATGAGATCAAGATAAAACTGTGTAACGCCAGTGTTAAAATACGGACTGGTTGTGCTGTAAACTGCCATTACCAGAATCCTCCTCGTTGTAAATTGCCTTGAGCAAACTTTGTCAAACTAAATTGTTTGCTGACTTGTTCTCTGCTTTGTATTGGTATCAATGTTATTGATATCTCCATTTCAGTGGGCACATAGGTTGGATTGTTGCCACCTAGTTCAAAAGTATTTTGCACCGTGGGAATGATATTTGGATTGGCACCAGGTTTTATTTTTAACACACGTTGAGTAACTTCAACCAAGGTGTTCAGTCTTGTGAGCACACCACTGAGTCCATTGTATGCGCTGCCACCACGATTTTGTCTTTGAAGAAGATTCAAGTTTACATCGTTTGAGCTTCTTGCTCGTATGTAATCCACTTTGTTAGGCAAATTATAGGTAAAATTTTCCAGTACCAGCGGATGATTATTGAATTGAAATTCACCAAATCCACTTAAGAACAACACCGGTGGTGGTGCTCCATTATTGGCATCTTGTCCATAAAACATTTTACCAGCACTGCGTAAAAAGTGTATCACTGCCAGTAGATAGTCAGCTTCTTGTGTGTCCTGTGCTGTGAATGTAGCAGTGATTTGGACAACTTGTGCCGAACTGTTTTTATAAAACAAACCTTGATGATTGCTGTGTGTCAACGGCACCTTTTGATAGGTTGTGGCATAAGTGGTTTGAATACTTGGTGTGTAAGGAAATATAACTCCATCAGTGCCGCCATTGCTGCGTAAAGGAAACAACAAATCACCAGGTTGTGCCGCATTGTATAGATAGTCTGCATTGGGTCCAAGTTTTAATTTAACACGCCAATCTCTTGAGTTAGTGGCTCTGCGTTGTGTGTTGATAACCTGTTGACTTCTTGCATTGTTTGTGCCTGCCAGTGCCAGTCCGTCTCTTACTGGCAATGGAATCACAGATGGGCCAATCAGCGTGGCAGCACCTAGTAAAAACACCGTGGGGTCTATGCCGCTGGACACTGTGGTACTGGTAGGCCTTACAGCAGGTTCTGCAGGCACTTGATTCTGCGCTAATGGATCGGTATCATTATTTGCCGGCGAATCAACAGGAGTAACTTCCACAGGTGGGGCAGGGGGTCTAAATGGATTGTCTGCCTGTGTGATTACCTCGGCTGGTGGTGGAACAGTTTCCGTTGGTCGAGTGAATGGATCTTGGCTTGGTGCAGGTTGATCAACTCTCTCTGCCTCAGGTACCAGTGGTGGAGCAGTGTAAAATATTGATACATCTTGATCAGATAATTGTGTGTTGATATCTGCTGGCACTGCTATAGCGGTATCCGGATTTGAAGCCTGAGCCACCAATAATCGCGTGGCTTCTGCTTGCGGATCTAACACAATGTTTTGTGCATTTTGCTGAAGAGCCTGTGCTTCTGTTACCACCGGCCCTGCTGGATCTGGTTCGGGGGCAGGATAGATTTGTCTAAGTTGTTGATCGCTTAAGGCTGTCTGCGGAACTGTGGGCAAAACAACAGGTTCACCGTATGCTGTTCCATAATTCACAGCGTCACCAACGCCCACTGGCTCAGTTGATTCTATACGTGCCGGGGGCGGAACTATGATCAAGTTTGGATCAGTGGCTATGATATCTCCGCTGATATCAGCTTGCGAACCCTGAGTAGTGTTAAGTGTGACCGGGACATCTGCGGTGGTATCTCCTGCAAATGGCGTGTTACTGCCGCGTTGAATCACTTTTCCTACTTCCCCAGATCCAGGTAAAACATCTAACTGATACTGTGAGGCATCATCCGCGGCAATTCCAGCTTGCTGAATTGCAGACTCTAATGTTAATCCTTGTTGCAGTAAATCGTTGACTACTGCGGCCTTGGCCGGGTCAAATGGTGCTGGCATATATGTTCCTTGACACAATATTTATTCACCCAAAATCAGCTGATTTACATAGGTCCGGTTGACAAATCTGTTAAAAAATGTACAATAAATATACTTCTTAGGAGACAAAATTGTCACTCGCAAAACCTGCACCAAAAACCAATTATCTAAACAACCGAGACATATTAAAAGAAATACATCTAAGCAAGAACACATACTGTGCTTTTGTTGACCCAGACAATGATCATCAATTTGATATCATTTTGCCCAGTGTGGCAAAAATCAATCAAAAAACCATAGCCGAAGCCAGAAGAAATCGTGCAGACAGAATCAAACGCGAAACCGGCGAAGTAGTTGATCCAAAGAAAATACCAAACACAGATTTGGTCTTTAGAATCATGACCTGGGAACACATACCCAAGGCGCCAAAAAAGCCAACCAAAAGCTCATTGAAGAAATCAAACATAGAAGATTTGCTCAGTGTTGAGGAAGAAATTGATGATGGATTGGCTGATATCATTGAGGATGCTCCTATAGATCATGTGCATATAAGAGTAAACTTTCCTCCGTTTTTTCAATACAGAATCACAGACCACAAAGTTCCATATCTAGTGGGTAAAAGTCACTGGCGCGGTGATGTGGACAAAGGTGAATTCTGTAAAGAACACGGGCAGATGACAAAAAAATTAGCATTGATGCTCATGAAGCTGTGCGAACGTTATGCCACAAGAAGCAACTGGCGTGGATACACCTACAACGAAGAAATGCGTGGGCAAGCTCTGTTGCAGCTATCACAAATTGGCTTGCAATTTGATGAATCAAAATCGCAGAATCCTTTTGCATACTATACCGCTGCAATTACCAACAGTTTTACTAGAATCCTAAACATAGAAAAGAAGATGCAAAACATACGTGATGATATTCTTGAAATGAACGGGTTGAATCCGAGTTGGACACGCCAGAATTCTGGCGGAGGCAACTATAATAGTATGCCAGTTACTGTTGTAAACTACAGCGATGACTAGTATAATGTTGTACTATGACTAATCTATTTCGAAAAGCAGCAGTTTGCACAGACATCCATTTTGGCTTGAAAAGCAATAGTCAAGCCCACAATGATGATTGTTTGAATTTTATAAAATGGTTCACTCAAAAAGCAAAGGAGGAGGGGTGTGAAACAGCGTTATTTCTCGGAGATTGGCACAATCACCGGGCTAGTATTAATATTGTCACTCTTAACTATAGCCTCCGGGCACTGGAGCACCTCAGCAGTAACTTTTCTAGTGTGTACTTTATTCCCGGCAATCATGATCTATATTATCGCGACCGCCGCGATGTTCAGAGTGTGGAGTGGGCTCGTTATCTGCCAAATGTGGTCATATGTAATGATTGGTTACACAGTGGTGATGTCGTTATTGCTCCATGGTTGGTAAACGATGATCATAAAAAATTAGCAAAACTTAAAAGCAAATATTTGTTTGGGCATTTTGAATTGCCAGGTTATCTAATGAATGCCATGGTTGAAATGCCAGATCACGGATCAATTCGTAGAGATGATCTTGGGGGCTTTGAGCATGTATTCACAGGTCATTTTCACAAGCGTCAAACCAAGAAAAACGTAACCTATATAGGAAATTGTTTTCCACATAATTTTGCAGACGCAGGTGACGACGAGCGCGGTATGATGATATTGGAATGGGGCAAAGAACCAGAGTATCATGCATGGCCAGATCAACCAACTTATCGTGTGCTAGGGCTTGCACACTTAATCGATCATGCACCAAGTATACTTAAACCCAAGATGCATGTACGTGTGGAACTAGACATTGATATCAGCTACGAAGAAGCCAACTTTATCAAAGAAACATTTATAAGAGATTATCAACTCAGTGAAATGGCACTGATTCCGAACAAGAACAATGCCTTTGAACAAGATCTCTCTCCTGGAGATATTGTGTTTGAAAGTGTGGACCAAATAGTCACCGATCAAATTACCAATATTGAAAGTGACATTTATGATCGAGGTTTGTTGTTGCAAATCTATAACACACTATAATGCCCTGGTTAATGGTTGACTACGACGCAGGTGCCGGTGGTGAACGTTTTTGTGCAGAATTGAGTAAAAGCCCGGGATGTGTTCCACTACAATACAGCATAGGATCAAACTCTAGAACCAAAATTCAAGACAGATTTAATCAAGGTTGGCTCATCCCGCACAATACACCAAAGGCTATTGCGGCCGATCCTGTGCTATGGGAAATTGTGCCGTGCCATCGCAGCACAGATCGCGCTAGAAATACTTTGAATGATTTGAAAGCCATTAGAATTGCCAGCCCAAAAAGCGAAAACTTATGGGACTACATGGCAACCCAATTAGAAAAAAAGGTCTGGCTGTCAACACAACCGTCTAAGGAGCATTATCAAGGCGCCGCTGAACAACTTTATAATCTAACAGGCAATCCAGCTGTGTTAGAATCAACTTCGGCAGACGATGATTACCTTACCATGTGGCTTATCGCATTTGGTGTTGAGCCAAACCAAGACAACAGGAAAGAATATTTAAATAATTTTAGAAACGATCACGTGCCTGAACCTGACATTGATTATGATTTGATCATTGCATACGAAGATCTGTTTTTTAATCATGACAAGGTATTCCAAGATATTTACAATATGTTTGGAATCATGATTGACAAAAGTTGGCTGAATTGGTACTCAGATGATTACGCAAACTTTGTGGTAGACAAAACTTTTACAATAGGGTAAAATCTAGTATGCAACAAATTAATCCGTACTATAATGAAGTAAAGTTCACAAACTTTCCTGATCTAGATTCTAGAATTGAATCATATTATGATCTAGTGTTTGATTCTGTTATTCCCTGGATAATCACTCCGCGTTTGGTTTATGAACATGGCAAACGAATAGGATTCAAAGACATTTTTTATTACATTGACCGTTTATACGACAATGATCCAAAATCAGTGATTGATGTTGGTTGTGGCGAATGTACCTGGAAACGTTGGTTTCCAAACATAATTGGATTTGATCCTAACCCCAACGTATACAGTGAAGCTGATTTCATAGACTTTTTTGACGCAGGCTTTAGTGAAGGACACACAGCACAATATGATGTTGGCATGGCATTGTGTTCAATTCATTTCATTGATTGGCAATTTGTTCCGCAACAAGTTGAACTTGCAATGAACATTGTAAAAGATAGATTTCTGTTTACGTTTAACTTTGATCAACTTCGTAACAAACCAGACACTGATTTTGACACGTTGCTTGATCAATTTTATGAAATGATTGAAAGTACTCCATACAAAATACTGATTTTTGACGTACCTACCAAACGTGGGGAACCACTTGAACAAGTAACTCATTGGTTCTATCTCAATGGCACTGTTCGTTTCATGCTTGCACATAAATGATTAATATTAAAACACTTACCGTAAAAAACTTCATGAGCGTGGGCAATGCTACCCAAGCCATAAACTTTGATCGTCGTGACCTCACCCTGGTACTGGGAGAAAACCTAGATCTTGGAGGCGATGGTAGTCGTAATGGCACTGGTAAAACCACCATCATAAATGCGTTGAGTTATGCATTGTATGGCAATGCCTTGTCAAACATACGCAAAGACAATCTAGTGAACAAAACCAACGCTAAGAACATGTTGGTTTCATTAGAATTTGCTGTAAACGGCAAAGACTACAAAATTGAACGTGGGCGTAAACCCAACATTCTAAAATTTTATGTCAACAACGAAGAACAAGCGATAACTGATGACGCACAGGGCGACAGTAGAGAAACACAAGAAGCAATCGAGCATCTACTGAACATCAGCCATGACATGTTCAAGCATATACTTGCATTGAATACCTACACCGAGCCCTTTTTGAGCATGAAAGCCAATGATCAACGATTGATGATTGAGCAACTGTTGGGTATAACTTTGCTCAGTGAACGTGCTGATCGTATCAAAGAACTAAACCGAACCACCAAAGAAGAAATACAAAGTGAAGAACTACGAATTCGAGCTGTGCAAGAAGCCAATCGTAGAATTGAAGAACAAATTGTCAGTTTACAAAAGAGACAGACACTGTGGCTCAAAAAACAAAAAGAAGATTGTGATCAACTTCAAACAGCTATTGACAGCCTTGAGCACATAGACATCGATCAAGAAGTACAGGCACATAGAGATCTTGAAGAATTTCATAGCAAGAAAAAAATCATTGACGAGTGTAATCGTTGGATCAAAAGTATTGAGGCAGACAACGTCAAACTAGATCGACAAGTAAAACAGCTTCAAAAAGAAATTGAAGAAATCAGCGAACATCGTTGCTTTGCTTGTGGCACAGAAATACACGACAACAGTCTTGACACAGTCAAAGAAAAGAAACAAAAAGAATTACAAGAACTAGCACTACAACTGTTGACCAACGACACACAGAAAAACGAACATCAAAACGAACTTGACGATCAAGGTGAGCTGGGCGTAGCACCAACTGTGTTTTATGACTCACTGGAGCAAGCACTGAATCATCGCAACAGTCTTGAAGGTTTGCGCCGAGATCATGCGGCTAGATCCACAGAAAAGGATCCTTATCAAGAACAAATTGATGACATGAAACATCAAGCATTGCAAACAGTTGACTATAATCATCTCAATGAACTCACAAGATTACAAGATCACCAAGATTTTATAATCAAGCTACTGACCAACAAAGACAGTTTTGTACGAAAGAAAATTATAAATCAAAATCTAAGTTATCTTAATCAACGTTTGACCTACTATCTAGATCGCATTGGTTTGCCGCACACAGTGGTTTTCCAAAATGATCTCAGTGTAGAAATCACAGAACTAGGAAGAGATCTTGACTTTGACAATCTGTCAAGAGGCGAACGTAATAGACTTATTCTAAGCATGAGTTGGGCATTTCGCGATGTATGGGAAAGTTTGTATCAACCCATTAATCTACTGTTCATAGACGAGCTCATGGACAATGGCCTAGACACACAGGGTGTTGAAAACGGATTGGCGCTGTTGAAAAAGATGAGTCGTGAACGCAACAAGTCAATCTGGTTAGTGAGTCACAAAGATGATTTGGCAAGTCGTGTAGAAAACACTCTCAAAGTTGTTAAAGAAAATGGATTCACCAATTACAACAACGATTTGTTATGACCTATGCTGTGATACTTAGTGTACCAAGAGTAGCGCCGGTTAGACCAGCAGCGGCTCCTGCGATTATAAAAAGTATCCTTAACCAACACGGCAAAAGCAGCACAGTAATTGATCTAAATCTAAAATACTTTTCAGACTTTAACCAACAAGTTAGCCCCGAAGTATTTGCTGAGATTGATGATCATTTGTTCTTGCCTAATAGAAATCTTGGCCAACCAGCTCAACAATGTTTTTCAAAGTTTTTACAAGCATGTGCTGAACAAGTATTAGAACACAAACCAGAAAAAATTTTTCTCAGTGTGTTTACTTGGCAAGCACAAAGATTCACACGAGAGTTTTTAAAAACACTTCGCAGTCAATGTCAAGCTGAAATCATAATTGGTGGACAAGGATTGATCTATGCAGAACACGGCAGTTACAGCGGTCGCCCAGATTTTGCACACGAACTCAAAGATCTAGGTTTGATTGATCATTGGATTCGCGGTGAAGCAGAAAGTACCATCCCAGAGCTTATCAAAGGCAATTACAACGTGCAAGGTATTAACACAGATACCATGGCGTTGACCACAGAGGTTTCTGATCATGCCTACATGGATTTCAGTGATTATCAAATTGATCAATATCAAAGCGGTTTTGATCACGGTGTTTTACCAATGGAAAGCAGTAGAGGGTGTTTTAGGAAATGCGTGTTTTGCGATATTCCCACCATGGCAGGCGGATATAGAGTAAAGCAAGGTCGCAAACTTGCCAATGAACTCATACACTACTATGAAACCTATGGCGTGCGTAACTTCTTTTTTCATGATGCTTTGTGCAATGGGGACATTCCGGTATTCAGAGAGTTTAATCAAACATTGTTAGATTACTACAAACAACATAACTTACCAGATCGTTATTTGAGTTACAGTAGTCATGCTGTGATTCACCATGTTAAAAATTTCACTGAACATGACTTTGAGTTAATGGGTCGAGCCGGTGCTGATGCAATGGCCATTGGAGTAGAAACCGGCAGTGACAAAGTACGCACAGCCATGCGTAAGGGCTTTACCAATCGTGATTTAGATTTTACTTTAAAAATGTACAGCAAGTACAATATAAAAATGTACCTGTTGATGATTGTGGGTTTTCCAACAGAAACTGATGAAGATTTTCAACAGACTTTGGACATGCTGACCAAATATCAACCCTATGTTGCCGATGGGACCATAATTGGCGTTAACTTTAACACAACGTTCACAGTTGAACATGGTACAACAATACATCGTGAGTATAAAAAATTTCACATCAAAGGTCTAAATCAAGATCAACCCCTGGGTGCAGAATGGCAAAGCTTGGACAATCCTGATCTAACGTATAAAAAACGTATAATGCGTAGAATACAAGCACAGGAACACGCTGTTAATCTAGGCTACACGTTCTGGAAAGGCGACGATCAAATGAAAATACTCATGGAACGCTACAAAGATAGATTGTCAAGATATGCAGGGGTCATACATTGAAACTTGACGTAAAACTATTTGTTGAACGTAGATTAGGCGACCCTCAACTAAAAATTTCCATTGACGATTATCAAACCCTGTACGAGGGTGCGGCACAGGACAATCATAGTTTTGATTTTTTGGTTAGTCCTGGACCTCATACCTTGAAAATTTGTCACTATGGCAAACAAGTAACTGATCATGCCTATGATGAAGTCGGAAACATTGCTATAGACAAACATGTGTTGATACAAGAGATTGCGTTTGATAACATCCAACTTAGATCTGAACTATGGGATGGAAAGTTTTATCCTGTGTACTGGGCTCATGACTCAGGTCCTTCCTGCATCAAACCAAATCTATATCTTGGCTACAACGGAACCTGGAGTTTGAACTTTGTGGTTCCAACCACTGACTGGTTGATACAACGCAGAAAATCTGGTCCACAATTAGAACGTACAATTTTCAAATCCAATCAAGAAATATTAAAAGAAGCCAAAGATTTTTTTAGAGATTTACCTGATGTTTAATCTTGATAGCATAACTGAATACCAACTAGAAATAACCAGTTATTGTAACGCTGCTTGCCCGCAGTGTCCAAGAAATATCAACGGCGCTGGTGTCAATCCTCACATGCCGTTGAAACATCTAGATCGTGCAGTGATATCCAAAGCTTTTACCAAAGACATAGTGTCAAAGTGCAAACAGATTTTCTTCTGTGGTAGCTACGGCGATCCTATCATGCATCCAGAATTTTTAGACATATTAGAAGACTTTCGCGCTAAAAATCCCAACGTTTGGTTGTATATTCATACCAATGGCGGAGTTCACGGATCTGCTTATTGGACACGCATGGCTCGTATCATAAATGGGCTAGGAAAAGTTGATTTTGGTATTGACGGATTATCATCAACCAATCATGTGTACAGACAAAATGTAAAATTCAAAACTGTTTTAAAAAATGCAGAAGCTTTTATAAACGCAGGCGGTCGCGCACAATGGAATTGTATTGTGTTTGAACACAATCAAGAAGAGTTAGAAAAGATACGTGAACTGTCTTTTGAAATGGGATTTTGTAACGTACAATTTCGTAGCACTGGAAGGTTTTTTAATCATAAAACAATGACAGCAATAGACCAGTGGCCTGTGCAAAATCGCAATGGTAAAACCATAAGATATTTGCGACCTACATCATTGGCTGAATATCAAAATCGCAGTATCAAGCGTTTACCAAAACTACAAGCTGAATACACAAGCTGGCGTGATTACTTTGATAGTACTACAATTACCTGTGACGCATTACAAGGTGGTAAAGTTGCAATCAATTGCGAAGGATTGGTGTTGCCCTGTAACTTTTTTAATCATAATTTATATGATGCTAGATTCAACGAACCCGGGCAGTTGCCTGAAGCCAACGAACTCAGCGGTATCGGTAAAAACAATCATATTAGAAAATTTTTACAGCATTATGGACTACAAAAATTGAATATACACAATCATAGTTTAGAAAATATATTTGCAGTGCCAATGTGGCAAGACTTAGTAGACAGCTGGAACAAGTCTCTTGATCAAGGACGCCTGTTTGAATGTGCTATGACTTGTGGTGACAAATTTACTAAAGTATGGGATCAAGGAGCTCAAGAATGAAAATGCTGGTAACAGGTGGCAATCGAGGTCTTGGTGAGGCTATTTGTAATCGCTTCAACGGAGTTAGTATTAGTCGCGAAGTAGGATTTGATATTACCAAGAATGTGAAACAAATTGTTGAACTCAGTGAAAAATATGATGTCTTTGTAAACAATGCATTTGATGGACCTTTTCATGAATCCTGGGCAAATTTTGCTCAAACAAAACTTTTGTTTTCAGTAGCAAAGGCCTGGAAAGAACTAGGCAAACGTGGACATATCATCAACATTGGGTCAGTGGGCACTGAACGCACTGTTGCAGTTGATCCTGAATTTGAAACCTATAGAGTGTCAAAAGCCAGTTTAAAAGCACATAGCTTGCAGTGGACAGAAAGTTTTAAAACCGGTATTGTAGCATTTAAAACCACACTGCTTACTATTGATAGATTAGATACCCCCTTGAGTCAGAGTCGAAGTAATTGGACTGGTAACGGGCTTGATTTAGAAAACATATGCGATTATGTGGATTTGATTTTAGATTCGCCAGACAATACTTGCGTTGGTGAAATAGTTATGTGGTGCAAACTATAATGTTATATGATAAATATGTCCGCGATCCATCTTGGTTAAAAGCCATTGATGTTGAACAATTTAGAACCTTTTTCAAAACTTTAAAACTCAAGAATCCATACCACGAAGATTATTGGCACAAATACTTTCCAACCACAGACCTATACAAACACATCAAGTCTAAGCTAGCACCAACAACAAAAGAAATTTGGACATCCAGTGGGCAACCAGGCAACACTCCAACTCCAAGAGAAAACCAACTCAACAGCTATTGGACTTTTAATACATTTTATTATATTGAAGATTTATTGAAATTTGACGGCCCAATATACGACCTTGGGTGTGGCGGAAATTTGCTGAAACCATTTGTGGACAACATTATTGGCATAGATCCTTTTCACCCTGATGCTGACATAGGCGATATATGTGACGAGGGGTTTGTAGCAGGGCATCAAAACTATTTTGATAGACTAATTGCAATCAACAGTCTACACTTTTGTGCTTTAGACAAATTCAGCAGCACCGTTGATGACTTCTACAGTATGTTAAAACCAGGAGGCGTTGGATATGTTACATTTAGTTTAGCAAACATGGTAGCACTGACCTCAGATTCCGGTTGGAATACAATTTTTAATAAACATCCAGATCAAACAAACTTAATAGATGTTGTAACTTATTTAGAAAGCTGTATACAAGCCATGCCCTACAATTTTCATATTGTTGATCAAAATTACTTTGTTCAAAGAGATTATGGACAACTGATCATAGGTAATGAGGTTGACGGAAATATTAGGCTAGTGGTACAAAGATGATAAACAATTCTGCATGACCAGTTCTCAAAAAGCCAAAGGCAACGCATGGGAGAACACCGTGGCAAAACATTTAACCGAACTTTACGGTGAAAGTTTTATACGTGTTCCGCATTCTGGCGCTTATATTGGGGGCAGTAATCAGCATCGCAAAGAGATCTTGCATGAAGGGCAGATACGCAGTTTCAAGGGCGATATCATTCCTGGACAAAGTTTTCCGCGCTTTAATGCAGAATGTAAAAGCTATAAAGATTTTCCATTTCACCAACTCTTTCAAGGCTCATGTAAAACACTTGATATATGGATTGAACAATGTATGGATGTCGCTGATGAGGGTGACTTCAATATCATTTTCATGAAATTCAATCGCAAAGGCACATACGTAGCAGTACAGGCACAGCCAAATCACTCTCAACTTTTTTTCACAAGACATTTTAACTACGCAACAGGCAAACATGGACATTGGTTTATCATGGACTATGATTTGTTCTGGGAATTAAATGCAGATCAAGTAAAACTGCTCTGCCAATAGACTCTGTGCTGAGTGTAGTGACTCAGCCCCATTGAGCTAGCCGAGGTAAGGCTCGTTGCCAGCGGATCTTGGGCGTCAAAGTATAGGCTAACTTAGGCTAAATGATCGCGGCTCTGTGATAAAAAGATACAACCGCGGCGCAAGGTGTTTCGTGTGTATGGGATAACCTGCGTTCCGTTGTGAGTCAAGGCTAGAGTAGGAGGTACAGCACAACCGCCTCCGCGTGGCAACACAATCTCTTTATACACATGACCGTTCGTACTCGGATGATGTCTTCAACCTTGCCCGGTAACACGGGCAAGTATGACCAAAATATCTGGATGATATCTCTTAAAAACAATGTTGATGAACGAAGTGAATCAACAGAACTTCGAAGAAGTTCTTGAAGTAAATACTACTATGAATCACTTTGCTGAAAATGAAACCAGTCCTGAAACCTTAGATGGTAGCTTTAGCCGTGAGCTCATGCTTGGTAAGTTAGATTTGCTGCAACAACTGCGCTACGTGCTAGATGAACTTGATGTGCCAATGCTTAATGTTGCTTATATCCTTGGCAGTTGGTATGGTAATCTTGGCATATTGATGGCTCTTGACAATTTTCCAGTTAAAAAAATTATAAACGTGGATATAGAACCAAACTATATCAAATTAAGCAAAGAGTTTATGCAAAGATTGGATGCAAGAGCTCAACACATGATTCAAGACGTAAACAAACTAGACTATCGTCAAGCTCGTAAACCCAGCGTGATAATCAATGCCAGTTGTAATGACATAGCTGGATCCAGCTGGTTTGATCGTATTCCCCTGGGCACACTGGTGGTGCTTAATGCTGGAGATCAAGAGGATAGCTTGCGTACATATCAAGATCTCAATGCATTGGTGCAAACTTGGCCTATGCGTAAATTACTACTTGCTGATGAATTTGTATACGGTGATTATCAAAGATTCACTGTGATTGGCATCAAGTGATATTGTGAAAGTTTGGTTCTAGTAATTTATGTAGGTCTTGTGTATTTGATGGAAACTGTTGTAGATTCCATGTCTTTAAATTCAATCCATGTTGGTATATTAGGCAATGTTGCACAGCAGCTTCGTATACCAGCGTCATTGGTGGTATTAGATAATAGTGATTGTGAACAATTGCATCAACAATTGCAGGCAACTGCCAAGTCATTCGTGCGTAGTCTAGTTGTGACTGTTGCCAATGATGATATATCTCTTGCCATTGTGCAAATCTTGAGTCCACTAAATTTAAGTTTAACCAATCCAGTATCTTTGGCACAGTGTAAATGCCGTCATACCACAGGCTTTGATTACTGATTCTAAAGTGAGCCTGGTGTGGGTTGATGTAATCACAGAATGGAGATTCAGCTATTGGTCTCAAACTCAATGCCAAACGTTCACGCAGATCCCACACTGGTAAATCTTGGGTGATACCAGTTAACAGTTTCACATATTCTATTTCACTTATACTATTTGTCCACGGTGGTACATGTCTCGTGGCAATATAGTATGGTATGGTTTCTGGTGATTCAGTTAGATATACTGTTTTAATATTGTGTTGATAACACAGGTTACCAATACTGATTAATTCCTGTTGCTGTGCATGAAAAATGCTTTGCCAATGATCACTGCGAAGATTTGATGCATCAAGTCTAAGTTGGAGGCACCAATAATCAGTTTCGTTGGCAATTGGATAAAAGGAATACAAGCCGTTGCTGGGTTGACTTTGTAACGCTGTAATTGTTTTTTGTGTTTGTATTAGGCCTCGAGGATGATTTTTAGTATGCTGATGAGCAGTGACCTTGTTGTCACCGCCGACAGCAATGGGATTTGTTATCAAAGGTTCTAGCTTATCACCGTCAACTAGATAATATTGATCTTGTCCAGATAACCAGTGCAGGCTCCACTCAAGGAAAGTGCAGCCAGATGATCTAGCACTGGTTACACAAACAATCATAGTTGATCAGGCCAATCTCTATACAGTGCGTGTTGAATGTTACCAGATACAAATTGATTGAAACTGCGATGTTTGGTTTCTAGCTCGCCCTCTAGGGGTGCTACTCTCCGAAAAGCCTGATCCATTTGAGCCATGTCTGTGAACTCCATCATGATGTGCCACTCAGGCAGATCCTGAATACTTCTAAATCCCATTTTGCATCGTGTGATACGATATGATACCATCTTGTTTTCGTCAACTAGATGTTGGAGAAAACTTGTCATGTTAGAGACCCAGTCTGAGTCACTGATGTCTCCGGCTTTGTCTGCCCAGATATGATAAATGTCCATTATGTCATTGGTCCTAGTATTTCAAATCCTTTGATTTGACTTTTGTACATGTGTGCTTGATCAAGATAAAGATATTTAAAATTACGATCTTTGTAGATAGCACACTCTGTTTTAAGGCTTTCTATGCCTAGCCGTTGTTTTGGTTTATGATAAGTCCATGCAAATTGATCACACAGCGCATTGTACTGATCATACCTTTTTATTAAACTAAATGCCACAAGATCTTGATTATCATAGTAGCCAATGATATCTGTTTGTGGATCTTGAAATCTGCTGTCAAACAATGGCATCACACTGATAAACTTTTTGTAAATGCAGTATTGGCGATAGATTTGCTGTAATGAATTGATCACATCAGTTGTGGGTTGTAAATAGTTCCAACTCACTGAGTGACCATAATCTGTGCGCTCTAAATTTATACGTGCAAACTGATAACTCACTGGTGTCTTGCAATATTAAACTCACCTGTTGTAAAGTTTTGAAATATGTCGTAACTTCCAGATGATTCAACTATGATAGGATGATACCAGCCCCAGTGTAGTTTTTGTTCATCCTGCAGGATAGATGTACAAGGAAACAGCAGCCAAACCTGTTGTGGATGTAAATCAAATCTATAGGTTTTTTCAAATGCTTCAGGTATAACTTCAAATGTTTCTTGGTCAATTTGTTGTTGAGTGAAATCTATTGTGTAAAAATTTTCCACAGCCAAGAATTGATTTGATATTAGCCCATTGATAAATGTTTCTCTTAGATGATTTTTCTGTGGTGTTGAGTCTATGAGTTCTTGCAGCAAAGATTCAAAACTAGGCAAACATTCTACCTCAGGGGAAAATTTTCGTTCAGGGAAAAAAGCCTGTGTGTAATCTTGTTTAGAAATTTGTACTACATCAAAATCTACTTTGATTTTTCTAGGTAGTATAGTTTTTGCCTGTAATGGCAAAGCTGTTCTAAGTCCTTCGTTCCAAACGTTTGGTCCTATGATTTCATGAAATACCACTGCGTCAGGATTGGCACAGTTATCGCTATGAAAAACACCGTGATACAATGTTATTTGATTTTGTAGGCCTAGCTTTTGTATAATATATCTACCAAGCAGATAGCGATTTTCATCTTGTTCCCAAGCTGTGACATGTCTGGCTCCGTGCTTGATAGCCAACATTGAAAGTAAACCTGTGCCAAATCCAATGTCAATACACAATTGGTTTGCTACATACTTTTGCAGCATTTGATCGTAGAATTGATTTCTTCCTATTGGAGCAACATTGTTGATCATGCTTAACTGAATGCCTTGATCTCGCTGCCAGTTAAAATTCTGTAAAAACAATTCATTGTGCATTGCGCGGATCCTTACGAAAACTAAACAAATTTTGCAAGTAATCTTCAGGCCAATCTTGATAATAACCTTTGGCTGCTAGACTTTCCGCGCTGTGATTTAATTTTTCACAATCTTGAATGAATATCAATGCATATGTACCCTGGTTCATTGACACACCATTAACGATTTCTGGTGAATCAGGATGGTCGCTTAGTGCAATTAAGTTTCTTGTGGATAAAAAAGTTTTATTAACAGAATTAACCTGACGTTCAAATTCTTGTGCTGATATTTTAGCTGCATCGTATACAAAAACCACAACGTCATACGGTTCAAGTTTTACAAAGTTCATTAGATCAGCATAGGGATCTCGGCCTCGACGTATTTTGATCTTGTTGTCAAGCCTGGCTTTCCTTGCAAAAGGACAAGGACTCCAGTTGTTTAGTTTTGGATGTGGCTGCTCAACGAAGTCAGCAATCCAATTTAAAATATCTAAACGTGCTTGTTCTAGGTCCATTAGAAAAAAGGCAGTCCGGTTTTCTTTGTGGTTTCTAAGTTTTCATTTACCATCTTGGTAATATACTGACGTTCAGCAAAGCTAAGTTGCAATACTTCGCTGTAGGTAATGCCACCTCGCATGTACCAAGCTAGTTTCAAAGCCTCCTGCTTTAGTCCAATACTTTCTTTGTCCATTTGATCAATCAAAGCTTCAATGGACACAGCATCACTTATCAGGAGGCGTCCCCGAAAAAATTTGATTGATCCAGGCTCACAGGCTGTAGATATTGGTGCTGACAAGCTGGACAGGTAAGTTCTAGAGGTTTCATGTCAGTTTGTTCACGCAAACTTGCAATATGATCACGGATCTTTGCAAACAGCACACTGTCACAGTTTTGTAACCATTCTAAAATATAATCATATTCTGTTACCAGTACGCCTTGAGTTCTGACCATGTTGATACAAGCTGCCATGGTTTGAATTGTAAGCTCGGTTAAGTTTTTTATTGCTTTGTTTAAGTGTGCAATTTTTTCTTCTTCACTGAGTGTGGAATCAGGAAGAATGTTTATGGTTTTTTGTTCTTCAAATTGTCTTACATTATTTTTGGTAATCTGTCTATAAGTCAATGGCTTGAAGTGTATTTCAAGTTCGTTGTACACCACTGGTTTGGTGAAGTCACCTGCTTTCAAACGTTCCATTACCTTGCGTAGATCCAAGTTAATTTCTTGGCTTTCAGTGCAGTTAGGACAAATGGTATCAACTTCCATCTCATGTCCATAACTGGCAATTCTAATAGAAATCAACAGTGTGTCTATGTCAACACCAGGCATGGCCCAAGCATCTTTGATATTTGGTACACAACTCTGAATTACACTGATCACTGCTTCCCCGTTGTACAATGCATCTGGAGTTCTGTAGGTGATTTCGTCTATGGCAGTCATGGGAAAAACAGGAAGCTCTCCAGATTCTGGCATTTCCAGTGTGTTTGGTGCCCAATATTGTCCATTAGAAGGCAGTTTTATGTAAATTGCAGGTTGTCGGAAAAACTGACGTAAAGGGTTACTGGTTTGGGTCATTTGTGGTCCATAAATATGTTGAATACTTATCTATGCAGTTTTTCAAGAATTTTAAAAGGCAAAATACATGGCAGCTAGTGATGAACTTGATACTTTAGCCACTCAGGCACGCAATGCATCTGATGGTCTTGCGGGATTATACGGTACTTTATCAAAAGGCAATGCCAGCTTACAAACAGCCAACGACCTATTAAAAGGTGCTGCAAACACTGCTGCTTCTGGACTTAACGCACTTGGTCCAGCTGGTGCTGCTGCGGGCACTGCTCTAAAAACCGGTGCTGCTGCTGTTGGAGCACTGAACGATCAAAGCGACAGATTAAATCGTACCTTTAACACCATAGGAGCTTCTGGCGGTGCACTGGGACAGAACTTTTCAACCATGCGCGACCAGGCTTCTAAGTTTGGGCAAGCCATTGGTTCAAACGAACAAATGGCACAGCAGTACGCAAAAATTGTTGGACAAAACAGCAAAGATTTAGCACGATTTGGTGGTAATGTAACCGACGGTACCAACAGACTGGCCAAGAGCAGTGAGGCCATGTCTGGTGTAAGACTGCAACTACAAAATCTAGGCATTAGCTATGAAGATCAAGTTGAAGGTTTAGCAGACTACACCAAACAAATGGCACAGACTGGTCGCGCTCAACGCATGACCAACGACGAGTTGGCACAAGGTGCAGCCAACTATCTAAGATCCATGAATGATCTAGCAGCAGTCACTGGTGTGAACACCAAAGAACAAAAAGCTGCTCGTGAACAAGCATTGAACGAACAAAGGTTTGGTGCTGTGATGATCATGCAAGAGCAAAAGGCTCAGGAACTTGAACGTGCTGGTAGAAGAGCAGAAGCTAAAACACTGCGTGATGGTATGGAAAACATGCAGCAATTCAACAGTGTGGTGGCCAACATGTCGCCTGAACTGGCCAAAGGCATGCGTGACATGGCAGCGGGTGTAACCACAAGCCCAGAAGCCAAAAAAGCCATACAAATGACTGGTGGCATGGGCATGCAAATCATGCAGGATTTAAAGAAAGGCACCATATCCAGTCAAGAAGCACTACAGAGACTGGGTCAGGCCACAGGACAGACTGTGGACAGAATGGCACCACTTGCGGCCACCAGTGATGCGTATTCCAAAAACTTTACCAGTATAACCGAAGCTCAAAAAATCCGTCAACTTGCAGACAACAACATAGCCAAACAAGCAGCAGACGCACAAGAAAAACGCATCAAACAAGAAAAAGATTTAGAAGGTGAAGTTGCTCAAACCAACAAAGCCATGAACAGCCTGCGTGTGGCTCAACAGGTAGGTGAAAAAGCACTGGATCCTGCACGACGAGAGGTTTTAAATCAAACATCAAAATTGGCACAAGAGATGGCCGGTGCGGCGCCAGAAATTGGACAAGCGGTTGTTGACTTCACAGCCGAAATTGTCAAAGCAACCACAGAAATTAGAAGTTTTAGTGATGCTTTAAAGTATGCAGTGAATTTAAGCAAGAAACTAAGCGATAAAATCACTGGCGGTGACACAAGACCGCCAGGTCCAAGATTAGAAAACATGCCACCCCCAGCATCGGCAGCAGCACCAGGCGGTGCTAGACCTCCAGCAGGACCACCGGCAGCAGCACCTCCAGGGGGCGGTGGGAGACTGCAAAATATGCCACCACCAGGCAACACAAGAAATCTATCTGGACCAGCTACTCCTCCAGCAGGTGAAGTTAATGCAGCTTCAGAACTAGAAGGATTGAATATCAAACGTGGTGCATTCAGTGAATCTGGAGCAAAGCTGTCGGCTCAGGTTATTAATGCAGCCAAAGATGTTTTAAAAAGCTTTCCAAATGCTAGAATTACTTCATTAAATGATCCAATAAAAGGACGTTCTGCTACCAGTGCTCATAATCAAGGCCGGGCCATGGACATTGTAGTAGCCCCAAATGAAGTTGAAGCTTTGACCAAATATCTACAAGAAATTGGTGCTAAAAAAGTTCTAAACGAAACTCGTGCACCAGCAAATCCAGCAGCGGCTAAATCTTGGGCACCGCATATTCATGCCGAATTTGCCAAGGGCGGTATAGCAGATGGCCCAATGAGTGGTTATTTTGCCAAACTTCATGGCGCCGAAGCAGTCATACCATTGCCGGACAACAAAAAGATACCCGTTCAAATCAAAATGCCGCAGATATCAATGCCACAGATTGGGCAGGATATGTTCAAACAAAACAATTTGATGCCAGAAGGATTTGGTCTTGATCAGGCTACAAAAGGCATGATGAACACTGTGACCACTGCTGCAAATCAAGCCACACCAGCTATGCAAGATAAAACAGCAGATGCACTGAATAACATGGCCGGAGTTCTGCGTCAAATGCTAACTGTACAAAATGATCAGAAATTGACCATGACCAAGATGTTGCAACTGCAACGTAACTAACGATAAATATCAATTATGGCTGAACCAAAGTCTCAAGGCGGTTGGAAAAAATACTTCAAGGTGGTTGACACCGGCGGCACCATGAGTCCTATAAACGGACGCAATTGGAGGGGTCCTAGCTACGGAACTGGCTACGATGCGTATGGCAATGCAGAAGCAGATTTTAGTTATAAAAATTATGCCAGCAGATTACCCGAAGTTTATACCGGACACCCCAACAGAATTGAACGCTACAATCAATATGAAAACATGGATTGTGATAGCGAAATCAATGCGTGTTTGGACATTCTTGCAGAGTTTAGCACTCAGCGCAACGAAAACAATGAAACTCCGTTTGAAATCAAGTTTAGAGACAGACCCACTGATCACGAAACAGAGATCATTAAAAAACAGCTTCAGCAATGGGTTAAACTCAATCAATTGGATCAGAGAATATTCAAACTTTTCCGTAACACAATCAAATACGGTGATCAAGTTTTTGTAAGAGATCCCCAGACATTTGAAATGTATTGGGTTGACATGACCAAGGTCAGCCGAGTGATTGTAAATGAAAGTGATGGCAAACGTCCAGAGCAATACGTGATTCGTGATATTAATCCTAACTTTCAAAATCTCAGTGTTGCAACAAAAACTGTCAGTGATTACATGTTGAATCCTGGCACAGGTGGCGCGACCGCCCCTATTGCTTATACCATGCCAAACGCTCCCAGTAGCGGCAGCAGCAGATTCATGAAAGCTGTAAATGAAACCACTATTGATGCAAAGCATGTGGTGCATTTGAGTTTGAATGAAGGATTAGACTTTTTCTGGCCTTTTGGGCAGAGTGTACTAGAAAACATTTTCAAAGTTTATAAGCAAAAAGAACTGCTAGAGGATTCAATCTTGATCTATAGAGTTCAACGTGCACCAGAACGTAGAATCTTTAAGATTGACGTTGGTAATATGCCCAGTCATCTTGCCATGCAGTTTGTTGAGCGCATCAAGAATGAAATGCATCAACGTCGTATTCCTACTATCAACGGTGGCGGTAACAACATGATGGATTCAAGCTATAATCCGTTGAGCGTAGGCGAGGATTATTTCTTCCCTGTGGGAGAAAACGGTCGCGGGTCCAGTGTAGATACATTGCAAGGTGGGCAAAATCTTGGCGAAATTGACGATTTAAAATACTTCAATAACAAAATGGCACGTGGGTTACGTGTGCCTAGTAGCTATTTGCCCACTGGCCCGGATGACAGCGATCGTTCATTAACAGATGGCAAAGTTGGCACAGCTTTGATTCAAGAGTATAGATTTAATCAATACTGCGAGCGTTTACAAAACGTTGTTATTCAAAAACTAGATGACGAATTCAAAATGTTCATGCGCTGGCGTGGCTTTAATATTGACAATGGATTGTTCAATATTACATTTTGCCCTCCGCAGAACTTTGCTAGTTATCGTCAAAGCGAACTAGACAAAGACAGGGTTGCAACGTTTCAAGTCATGGAAGCATTTCCATACATGAGCAAACGTTTTGCATTGAAAAGATTCCTAGGATTGACCGAAGAAGAAATCACTGAAAATGAAGAAATGTGGCGCGAAGAACGTGGCTCAGCAGAACTTGAAACCACTCAAGGTCAGGACTTACGAGCCATTGGAGTAACACCAGCGGGACTAGAAAGTGATATTCAAACTGGTGAAGAAATTGCCACTGGTGTAGAGCTACAGGCTGCTGGGCAACCTCCAGGAGCAGCTCCCCCTGCTGGACAGCCAGCAGCAACACCGCCTCCAGGTGCATAAATATTGTTATGATTATTAAAGAATTATGGGAAAGGAATCCCAAACAATATCAAGATGTTGCCCAAGACAACAGCCAGCCTAGGTTTGGCCAATTACGTAAAACTAGATTAACTTTAAAGCAATTGAACAAACTAAGACAGATGAATGATCTTAGAACATATGAATTTGCAGAAAAAATGAAAAAAGTAAAAGAAATGTATGCACCACCGCCAGCAGCACCTATGGCATGATTTTTGTAATTTTTTAGTAAAAAACCACCGTTAAACGGTGGTTTTTTTTCATTATCTGTAAATAAATTATAACATTTACCCTTGGGGTAAATGAAATTTACCCCAAACTAAGGAGAAAGATTAAAATGTCAACTCGTTTTGAGCAACTAATTGAGTATGTGATTAACGACGAAACTGAAAAAGCTCGTGAGCTGTTTCATGATATTGTCGTAGAAAAAAGTCGCGCCATCTATGAAGAAATGATGGACGAAGAAGATGTATATGAAGCAGCAGAAGATGATGACGAAGAAGTCAACGAAGCGGCAGAAGATGACGACGAAGAAGTCAACGAAGCAATGCACGATGACGAAATGAACGAAGGCATGATGGACGAAATGGGCACCTATGAAGGTGATGCCAGCGACCAGCTCATGAGCGACGTTGAAAGCGAAGAAATGGGCATGAGCGAAGATGACGAAGAAATGAATGACTTCGCCGATGAAACTGGATTTGACGATGCCGAAGGCAGCGAAGATGCCCCAGGTGATCTAGAAGATCGTGTGGTTGATCTTGAAGACAAGCTCGACGAACTCATGGCTGAATTTGAAGAACTCATGAATCAAGACGAAATGGATGGCATGGACGACGGCATGGACGACGGCATGGACGACATGGGCGGTGACATGGGCGACGATGAAGAAGAGTTTATGGAAGCTGTTAGTTTAAAAGCTGCTCCAAAGCCAGTTACTTCTGAAGAAGGCGGAATTAACAAAAAGGCAGTATATGCAGCCAACAGTGGTGCAGCAGGCATGGCGTCCAAGCCAGTACACATCACCGGCGGTGACAGCACAGGAGGCAAGCATGATACTCCGGCCTATAGCAACAAAAGCAAAGATCTAATCAGCGACTTCCAGAACAAAGCTGGTAGCAGCATGAAAGATCAAAAAGCCGCTCCAAAGCCTCATCTAGCACAAGCAACTGGAGTTAACACCAAGAGCCCGCTGGCAAAGGCCTAATTAAATCATGAGCAAATACCTAAAAGAAACACTCACTTACAATCAGGCCAGAGTAGAACTCATAACCGAGGATTCCAATGACGGTACTGGTAAAAAATTGTACATGAAGGGTATTTGCATTCAGGGAGACCAGCGCAACGCCAACGATAGGATTTATCCTACTCGTGAAATTGCCAAAGCGGTTGATACTGTCAACGAACAAATACGCGGAGGCCAAAGTGTGCTTGGAGAAGTTGATCACCCTGATGATTTGAAAATCAATCTGGACCGTGTAAGCCACATGATTGACGGTATGTGGATGGACGGTTCAGATGGTTACGGCAAATTAAGAATTTTACCCACGCCAATGGGCAACCTGGTGAAAACCATGTTGGACAGCGGTGTGAAGTTAGGCGTTAGCAGCCGCGGAAGCGGTAATGTTAACGATCACAATGGACATGTCAGTGATTTTGAAATAGTCACTGTTGATGTGGTTGCTCAGCCCAGCGCACCAAACGCTTATCCAATGGCAATTTATGAAGGACTTATGAACATGAAATATGGACATAAGGCCATTGAGATAGCAAGAGAAGTTGGGCAGGACAACAAAGTGCAAAGATACTTGAAAGAGGAAGTAGTACGCCTTATCAAGGATCTAAAGATCTAAGGAGAATCTACTAATGTTAGATGCCATCAAACCTTTGCTTGACAGCGGATTGATCAACGAAGACGTAAGTCGCGAACTCAATATTGTTTGGGAATCAAAACTTAACGAAGCACGTGATCAAATCAGTGCAACACTCCGCGAGGAATTTGCACAACGCTACGAGCATGATAAAAATACGATGGTTGAAGCCCTAGATAAAATGGTAACAGAAGGTCTAACCGCAGAACTCGAAGCCTTGAACGCTGAAAAGCGTCAATTGGCAGAAGATCGTGTTGCTGCTCAACACAAGTTAAAAGAGAATGCCACTAAGTTCAACAACTTTATGGTAGCTAAACTTGCTGAAGAGATCAGCGAACTGCGTAAAGATCGCAAGGTGCACAATGAAGGACTTGAAAAACTAGAAAAATTCATTGTTCGTGCCCTTGCAGAAGAAATTGCAGAGTTTGCACAAGACAAGCAAAAAGTTGTGGAAACACAAGTACGCTTGGTAAGTGAAGCCCGTCGCAAACTAGAAGAACTCAAGTCACGCTTTGTAAAAGAAAGTGCTGCCAAGATGACTCTAGCTGTTACAAATCATCTAAAAGCTGAAATCAGCCAACTTCACGAAGACATCAAAGTTGCTCGCGAGAACAATTTTGGTCGCCGTATTTTCGAAGCTTATGCTGCGGAATTTGGTAGTTCGTATCTGAATGAAAAAGCAGAAGTCAAACAACTTCATGCTGTGATTGCAGATAAGGACAGGAAGCTTGCTGAATCCATCAATACTGCGAAAAACGCAAGAGTTTTAGCAGAAAGCAAAGAACAAGAGATACGCATGATTCGCGAGTCAAATGAAAGAAATGATATCATGTCTGACTTACTGCGTCCACTAAACGCAGAAAAACGCGAAGTAATGCAAAATCTACTTGAAAGTGTTCAAACCAACAGGTTAAAGAATGCTTTTGAAAAGTATCTTCCAGCCGTACTTGAAGATCGCTCTGTAAAAGCCAAACCAGTGATTACAGAAAGCGTGGTAGAAGTAACTGGAGATAAAGTTGCCTCGACTCAGGAGCCAGATCGCAGTAACGTGATCGACCTCAAGCGACTGGCCGGGCTATAAACTATAAACAAGAAGGAGACTTAAATGTCACAAGAACTACTTGAAAGTCGTTGGGGCGAAACCAAAGACGCTTTAATGGAAGGCCTTAAAGGTAATCGTCGCAACACTATGGGTGTTATTTTAGAAAACACTCGAAAGTATTTGAAAGAAAATGCAACAGCTGGTTCCACAGCAGCTGGTAACATCGCTACATTAAACCGTGTGATTCTACCAGTTATTCGTCGTGTGATGCCAACAGTTATCGCTAACGAGCTCGTAGGTGTTCAGCCTATGACTGGTCCAGTTGGTCAGATTCATACTCTGCGTGTTCGTTACGCAAGTAACCTAACTGACAACAGCGCAGCAGCAACTTCTGTTGTAGCTGGCGAAGAAGCACTTAGCCCATTCAAAATTGCTACTGCTTACTCAACAGTTGCATCAAATGCAGCAACAGCTAGTAACTATACTGGTGCTCCTACAGCAACTCTTGAAGGCAACGGCGGTAAGAATATTTCCGTACAGATCTTGAAGCAAGCTGTTGAAGCCAAGACACGTAAGTTACAAGCTCGTTGGACATTTGAAGCTGCACAAGATGCACAAGCAATGCACGGTATTGACGTTGAAGCAGAAATCATGGCCGCACTGGCTCAAGAAATCACTGCTGAAATTGATCAAGAGATCCTGCTGAGCCTGCGTACTCTTGCAGCAACTGAGTTTACATACAACCAAGCTACTGTATCTGGTACTGCTACATTCGTTGGTGACGAACACGCTGCTTTAGCTGTTCTGATCAACCGTGTTGCTAACCTGATCGCTCAGCGTACACGTCGTGGCGCTGGTAACTGGGCAGTTGTAAGTTCAGCATCATTGACTGTTCTGCAATCAGCAACAACTTCAGCATTTGCACGTACAACTGAAGGTACCTTTGAAGCACCTACAAACACCAAGTTTGTTGGTACTCTAAACGGTTCAATGCGTGTGTTTGTTGATAGCTATGCTAGCGACAGCACTCCAGTTCTAGTTGGTTATAAGGGTTCAAGCGAGGCTGATGCAGCCGCGTTCTACTGCCCATATATCCCATTAATGAGTTCTGGTGTTGTTCTGGATCCAAGCACATTCGAACCAGTCGTATCGTTCATGACACGTTACGGCTACATCGAACTTACTAACACAGCCAGCAGCTTTGGTAACGCAGCTGACTATCTGGGTGAGATCGCTGTTTCGAACCTTAGCTTCAGCTAATCATTCCTCGGGATGGGAAGACGCAAAAGGGCCTAAGCGGCCCTTTTGTTTTTGTCTAGCAGTTCATTAAAAGTTTTCACAGTGTTTAGATTGCCGGTACCACACAGATCAACACCAGGTAACTGTAGTTGTTGCCACTCAATGTCATCAACTTGAGAAACAATTCTTAGTTCGTATTCATGACCGTCGCTGCCAAAAAAACCAGCGATCTCAATCCCTACCATGCTAGTGGATGCTGTTTTCAGTAGATCACCTAGTCGTCGTAACGCAAGTGGATCACCTACTATATAGGCGTGACCATTTGGTTTGTTGTGCGGGTATAAGTGTAGTCTTGAATATACTTTCATTTTACAGCAGCAATCTCACTGAGTTTTAATTTACGAACTTTGTTTACTGTAACATATTCTGTGTTGTTTTTGTAACCAAGTTTGCCTTTTCCCCAGAGAATTGGATGTTCGTGTAAACTCAATGCATGAGGAACAACCACATCAAGGTAGCGTCCATTGCCAGTGCCCAAGGTAACAAAGGTTATGTACTCTTTGGGTTTTGATTTAAACACACGATAATTGGCTACTAGACCACAGAATTCTATTTCGCCAGGATGTCTTATTTCTTGACAAACTGGTATAAACTTTGGAGAGTGCCATTTGCCATTGACAGCCAGGTCCTCAACTTCGTTGCCTTCAATCAATGCAGGCACAGCACCTGCTAATTTGGCTTCCTGCCAATATACCCAACGAGCATAACTGCCTTGGCAGTGTTTTAGCGCAGCCTTCCAAAAGTTTACAGGATTGTGTGCCTTTTGATATGCCAATGCCCAGATCAGTCTACCTAGGTTAATTGCATGAGCTCTACACAAACCAAAATGACTGAGTTCTCGCAGTGCCAACAATACATCATCCTTTCTAGGATGAGTGCCTATCTTTTGCATGAACTCAAACATTTTTTCTTCGTTCTTTTTAGCAAAAGCTCGACGCCACATGTCAGCTTCGTATTGGTCGCAGCCTAGTATCTCGCCAATCAGTTCAATGGCGTCATCTTCAAACACTATGGTATCCTGAAAACCATCTTTGCTCCAGTCTTGAAAAAAACTGGCACGTCTGCGTCCTTGAGTGGCCACTGGCCTAACCAGTGCAGTAGCCAACACACAATCGGCACGACTACGAGGTTGTATTGCTCTAAACAAACGACGCATTGCAGGAGATTCTGCCTGTGTTACGCCCAGTACATTGCCTTGACGTAAAAGCTCAGCAGTTGCTTCGTCTTGTTCAGGATAATCAAGCAAATCTCGTTGTTCTATTTCCCATAGTTGACTCAATCCGCGATTGGCCAAAACATCAATCTTGAAATGTTCTAGGTCTTCGATTTCGTACTTGTCTAACAAGATTTGATTTTCGCCATTGATCAAGCTTTTGGGCACCGCACGATCAAATATCAATATGCCACCGCAGTGTTTGCTGATACAACGTTTCTTGCCCAGTAGTTTGTTGGTTAACCTTTCAGCATCTTCAACATAGTCAGGCACGACGTCTGAAAAATCAAAGTTACGTTTTAACTTTCCTTTGGCTCCTAATCTCTTGGCTGCTTCTCTGCGAGCTGATTTTTCTTTATAGGTAACATAGTTGCTGACCCTTGCACTTTGTCCAGGCCATTTACGAAAAATCCTGTTCATTACTTCTTGTTGCTGCCAATGGGGAAAGTCAAGATCAATGTCAGGAAGATCATCCCGACGGGGGTTCATGAATCGGCTCAGCGGTATGTTTTCAACAATGGGATCAACATCACTGATGCCCATCATCCAACATATCAAGCTTGACCCTGCTGAGCCACGTGTGATGTGTGGTATGTCTCTTGTTAGATCCAGTATTTCTCTAACACGTAAAAAGTGCTTGGCAAAGTTTAGTTTAGCTATTAGTTCAAGTTCTTCTTCTAGTCTGTGTGCGTATTTTGTGTCTTCTGGTAGTTGCCTGGTAAACTTTGATATTAGGATTTCTAGTTCATCAAATCTGCTGTTCATGTGCCTATAAAAGTATTTGGGAAGATATTTACCAAACTATGATTTGCTCAAATTTTAAAATATGTTAAGAATTTTGACATTTCTTGAATTACTTCTTGCCAATTTCCATGGCTTGGTTGCCTGAACAGTCTAGCACTGGGGTACCAAGGACTGTCGTTGCGATGCAATAACCATCTCCAATCTTGAGCAAACTTGTTCAAGGGCACCCAAAGTGGTTTGCCTAGAGAACCAGCCATGTGTGCAACAGCAGTGTCAACACTGATCACAAGATCCAAGTGACACATTAAGCCTGCGGTGTTTAACCAATCTTGAATATGATTGTGTGGAATCTTAACACCTTGACTTCGTACAGAGTTGAGTTCATCGTCGCTGGCGTCAAGTTGTAAACAAAAGTATTCATGATTGGGATTTTGGCGCACTAGATTCAGCATGGTTTCCACAGGCATGGATTTGTATCTGTTGAGCCAACTGTCTCTTCTACCACTCCAACAAAGCCCAATACGCATGTGTTTTTTTGGACCAAGTATGTCTAACCAACGATCAAACTCGGGTTTCATTGGATCAAGATACTGTAGATCATGGCGCATGTTTTCTAAAGTTACTCCAAGCACACCAGGTAAACTCATTATTGGTGTCCAATAATCATAGTCTCCCATGTCATCAAGGCTATCTGACACAGTGTCTAATACAAAACTGGGTTTGTACAACCTCACCAGTCCTGGTAACACCTGTAGTTTTATTTTGCATCCTCTAAGATACAGGTCGTGCAAAAACCTACTCATCATGATAATGTCGCCAAATCCCTGTTCTTGTAAAACCAATATGGTTTTATCCTTGAGATCCTGGCCTGTCCATCTGGGTTTAGACAGATTAGGCAACGTGCCGTCAAGATGCTCGTATCTCCAGCGCCATTCATATTTTTCCCAACCTTGTTTGTAGTTGCCGGCCAGCAGATGAGTTATGGCTAGATTAAAATGCGCTGTGACAAAATCTGGATCAATTGCTGTGGCATGTTCCAAAAAAGGTACGGCTCTTGTGGGTTCACCTATTTCACGAAGCACGTTACCATAATTGTTCCAGGCATGTTTGTTTGTATGATCTAATAAAAAAGATTCAGCATAACAACGCAAAGCTTCGTGATAATAATCTTGATCACGATGTTGATTTCCTTGTACCACTAATTGATGTGTATCCATGTTGATATTTACGGGTAATTTAAAGTACTATAACATAAATAACATATGAACGCAATGGTGCGTCTTATGCGGGACACCACCCGCGTAGTGGCTAGAACCCACATTGGACTTCTTTAAGGAGAAAACAAAATGGGACGTCCTCTCAAAATTCAAAAATATTCAACCAATTCGGGCATTAATTCACCTGGTGCAGCAGTAGGTATAGACATTGGTTTTCCAAACTTTGGTTCGTTAACTGATCCAGAATTCAATGTCAATCCTACCACACTCAGCAATGCAGATTACCTAGGTGTAGTTGGTGGTCTTAGAACCACTGCAACGTCAGCAACCAACCCTATTGTCAAATGTATTGTTAATATTACCAACAGTGTCACAGGGGTAGATGATGGTATTATTTTGCGTCAAAAAGGGGCACACAAGTTTTTAGTGGCCACCAATACCGCTATTGATCCTGCCACTGCTGTGGTAGGAGTAAGCGTTCGCATTGCAGCGTTAGGCGACACCAACTGGTTGTCCATGGGTGCGCCAGTTGGTGCTGCAGTTGGAACAATTTTCCAAGTTAGCGCCGCGGCTGGCGCAGGTACTACTGGTACCTGTCAAGAAGTTGGTGTATGTGTTCTAGACAATGATGCTACTCCAGCAGCCGGATTCATGGCAATTGGATTCAGCGTAGGTGATTCTTCAATTACCTATATCAGTAAGTTAACCAACAAGTGGTTGCTTGACTGGACTGGCGGCAGTAACTATAGCTACAGCAGTATCACCGGTGATACTAGATACGTAACCAACTTCTTCACTGACGAAGGTACAGTTATCAAGTCTGGTACAGCACAGCAGACAGTTATTCCTGGGCAAGTTGAAAAGTGGACTAGTTAATATTTTAAATATTAACCAAATCCTCCCTGGAATACATACAGGGAGGATTTTTTATGACTACTGCTATTGTATTAGGTAATGGGCTAAGCCGTCGAGGTATAGGGGTGCAAATGTTGTCTCAATTTGCACCAATATATGGTTGCAATTTATTGTACAAAGAATTTACCCCAACTGCACTTGTGGCCACAGACAGGCCCATTGCAACTGAAATTCAAGAATCAGGTTACAGTGGCAGAGCGCGATTTCATACAAGAAATCCAATTGAAGGATTTGGTGCTCAGCGAGTACCAAAAAAATACCATGGCAATAGTTCTGGACCTATAGCGGTTGCGCTGGCTGCTCTGGACGGAGCCAATCTGATCTATATGCTTGGTTTTGACATGGGCCCAAGCCCAACAGGCAAATTCAACAATGTATACGCCAATGAACAGCACTACAAAAAACACACAGATCAGCCAACCTATACAGGAAACTGGATCAAGCAAATAGTTACTATCACCAAAGATTTTCCACTCACAAGATTTGTTAGAATCATGGGAGAAACCACTGCAAATATCACAGAATTTGAAGGTTTAGCCAACTTTGAAAGTCTGCCCCTTGCACAGTTCCTAGAACACATAAATAATAAAAAGGACATCTAAATGAGTGCAGGCAAAACAGTCACCGGTAATTATTCGCTTTCTGCTACAAGTAACGTCTCTGTTACCTCACAAACGTTTAAAATAAATGGTAATCTTGAATTAACTGGTAGTGCATCTTTAGCTTCTGCAAATCTAAATGTGCAGAATATCACTGCCGCAGGCAATGTGGTTGGAGCCACTGTTTCATCCACTGGCAATGTCACAGGCGCTTTGTTTATTGGTGACGGATCTGGTCTTACAGGTATTGCCGCTGGTAACGCATTAGGCAACATCATTAGTTTTGGTACTTCACAAGTTGCCATTCCACAATTATCAGGCAATGTTTTTGTAAACGTAGCTGGTGTAAGCAACATCGCTGTGTTCAGCGGGGGTGGAGCCAATGTAGCAGGTTTTGTTAACGCCACAGGTAATTTATCTGGAGCGAATGTGGTTGGAGGTGCATACTACTGGGCAAATGGACAACCACTTACTGGATCAGTAAAATACAACGCACAATCAATTCCACCAGGTGGACCCAGTCCTGGTGACTTTTGGTTTAACACCAGCAATGGTATCACCTATCAATACAACAATGATGGAGATACTAATCAGTGGATTGATGTAAGCGGTATTGGCACACCAGGCACTGAAATTTCAGCAGTTGCTAACTCTGTGGTTCAAAGAGATACAAATGCCAGCACAACAGCCAACATCATGTATGGGGCTCAGGTTATCACCACTGGTAATATCACCACAAGCGCAGGATACTTTATTGGTAATGGTTCCTTCTTAACAGGTGTTGCCACCAGCGTTGACAGTATTTTCAACGGCCCAACATCAATGGCTATACCAAGTTCTGGTGGAAATATACTAGCCAACGTAAATGGTGTGCCAATTTTAGGCATTACCAGTGATGGAATAATTAACAATCTTGGCAATGGCATAGGAAACATAGGCAATAGCTTTAGTTACTTTAACACTGTGTTTGCTAAGTCTACATCAGCTCAGTACGCAGACTTGGCTGAAATATATTCAGCAGAACAAAATTATGACCCAGGCACTGTTCTAGTATTTGGTGGATCTCATGAAGTAACCACAACCAATGTTGATCATAATCCCAAAGCCGCTGGTGTTGTAAGTACCAATCCAGCGCATTTAATGAACAGCACTAATCAAGGTGTGGCTGTTGCACTTACTGGTAGAGTTCCTTGTTATGTGCAAGGTCCTATAAGCAAAGGAGACTTATTGGTTACTAGTAATAAACCTGGTATAGCCCAGGCTTGTGTTGCTGCATCATGGGTACCAGGTTGCACACTTGGAAAATCTTTAGAAGATATTACGGACGATTCAATTAAACTAATTGAAGTCGCTGTTGGGAGGTATTAATGGCATTTTTTCCAGCCAGTCCTACAAATGGACAGCAGGCAAATGTAGGAAATATTGTTTATCAATGGAATGCAACATCAAACGTATGGAACAGAGTTGGTACAACTGTTGTTCAGTTAGTTGATGGAGCATTAGTAACTATCACAGGTAACTTGTTGGTTACTGGTGCAGGTGCAAGTCAATTCACTGGCAATCTAATATCCTTATCAAACATAGTTTCGTCATCCAGTGTTGTGGCAGTGAGCGGTGTGTACAGTGGCAATGTCAACAGCGGCAATGTAAATGCAACTGGTAATATTTTAGCCACCGGCAATCTTGTTTCACCTAACCTTTACACCACACGAATTTATGGCAATGGGCCATGGTCAACCACAGGCACAGTGACTTCGTCCTCTTTTTTGGGCGCGACAGTGAGTGTCACTGGTAATATAACAACCGATACTAATCTAAATGTCAATAACAGTATTGCTGTTGGAGGAATAGCCAATGTGTCAGGTGCAGTCAACGCAGGTTCTTTCACAGCGGTTGGTGCTATCACAGGTGCAAGCCTAAGTGTCAGCGGTGGCATAACCGGTGGAAATATTTCTGGCGGTAATTTAATTGTGTCAAGTAATGTCAGTGCCAGTGGTAATGTAGCAGGCACATACATTTTAGGTAATGGTGCATTGCTAACGGGTGTGGTCACCGGCGGCGGCGGCGCAGGCAACAGAGCCAATGCCACTGTGTTTACAGGTTCTTTGGCAAATGCCGCTACATTTACAGGTAACATATCTTTGGCAAAAGGCTACGCGGTGTACAAGGTCACAACCACTGACGCGGCCTGGGTAAGATTATATGCCAATGCAGCTACACAAACAGCAGATTCAACAAGACTGATCACAAATGATCCACAGCCTGGTGCTGGCGTAATGGTTGAAACCATCAGCACAGGTGCAAACATAGTTTTGGTTAGTCCAGGTACAATTGGTTGGAATGATAATCCTGCCAGTAATATTATACCAATCAGCGTGACAAACTTGGCTAACGCATCTGCAAACATAGGTGTTACAATAACTTATCTAGGGTTAGAAATCTAATGATTTACAGTAACATTGCAGAAAAAATACTTAGAGAACTTGGCCCAAATCCAAGCGTGGAAGCTTTGTACGAATACACAAAACAAAATGTTTATTTTACAGATCTTCCAGTGCCAGAATTGCAATCTTCGTCCTTGGGTGCTTTGGATTACGTGGTTACTCTGCACAGCTATGAAGATCAAGAAAATTTTTACGATGAAATGGAGTCCAACGGATCCCGTGGGTTTGCTCCAACAAGAATAGTTGCATGTTCTGACAGAATGCCAACTTGCAGAAGCACTCAATATCAACTCAGTGTAGAAGAAGCAACAAAACTTCAAACCGATCCAAGAGTGTTGGCAGTTGAGCTAGCTCCGCATTTAACAGGTGTTAAGCCAGTTCCGCTTGGATATGAGTTTTCCGATGGTTGGGATAAAAGTGATACCAATGCAGCCAACATGAAAAATTGGGGATTACTGCGTTGCACCAACGGTCAACAAATTTCAAATTGGGGATGGCCTGGTGGTACAGCAAATCAAACTGCGGGTATAACCACCACTGCATCTGGGCTTAATGTTGACTGTGTGGTATTTGATGGAAACATTCTACCTGACCATCCAGAATATGCAGTAAATCCTGATGGCACCGGTGGCAGTAGAGTTGTGCAATTTAATTGGTGGGGTTTGAATCCGCAGGTCACAGGACAACCGGCAGGCACATATAACTACAGTGCAGGCTCAGCAGGCAACAATGGGCATGGCATGCACGTTGCTGGAATCATGGCGGGCAATACCTGCGGTTGGGCACAAAATGCCAACATCTATAACATTAGTCCATACAGCGAACAAACCAATGGCACCAGCACACCAAGTTTGACTCAGTTAGTTAACTATATTCGTTATTGGCATAATAATATAAAAACAGTGAATCCACGAACTGGTAGGAAAAATCCCACAGTGGTAAACATGAGTTTTGGACTAATTGCCAATACCTTTCCTAGAAATCCCAGCAATGGATCAATACAGAGTAATCAACTGTTTTATAATCCAACAAACACCACACAGAATTATCCAGCAACAGCACCGGCAGGACAAACTTCGTTGCAAGCTGCGTACAATGGAAATTGGATTCCACAACAATGGTACAATGCAGGTGTACAATTGTATAAAGATTACATAGACATATATGGTGTTATTTTGTTTTTCTATACCAATCAAGATGCAGCAGCGGAAGCAGCAATACTTGATGGGGCTAAAGAAGGAATCATATGGTGTGCAGCAGCTGGGAATCAATACAATGAAGCCGGCATGGTCAACAACAGCGATAGATACAATAATTATTTGAATTTAATATTCGCAACCATTGGCACATTTGCTTTATATACGCCAAAGTATCACAATAGATTACCAGCACCAGCGCATGCAAATAGAGGAATATTTGGCGCTGCTAATTATGAAAGCATCGCGGTGGTTGGTAACATTGGGTCTTTACCAGTAGAACAGTTAGATGATACCAGCAGTGCAGGCAGTGCTGTAAATGTTTTTGCGCCAGGGTCTAACATCATGAGCTCATACAATGCAGCAGGTGTAGCAGATCCTAGAAATCCAGCCTATTTCCTAGCCAAGCTTGGTGGAACCAGTATGGCCAGTCCACAAGTGTCAGGATATTTCGCCACTGTGGCAGAAAACTATCCAAATCTAACACAAAACCAAGCATTACAATATCTAGCTGCTTATCAACAAACTGGGGCAATTACAGACAACAGTATACCACTGCCGCCAGGACCGGTTAGTTATAGAGGACTTCGTGAGGCAGGCAACAATTATCTAAGATACGTACCAACTAGACCCATAACTGGCAATGCTTGGCCCCCACAAAAAATGTGGTTGCGTCCAACTTCAGGATCAACATACCCTCGTACTAATCAGCAATACCGTCCGGTGCAATAAACTTTTCCGATAAATATATCGGGAAACTCAAAATAATGTCACAAAATATCATTGATGTTGGGGCAGCACCCAATGATGGCACCGGCGATCCGTTACGCAATGCTTTTATAGCAATCAACGAAAACTTTGATCAAATTTGGTCAAATGGTCCGGTCAACAGTAACGTCAGAATTGCTAATAATTCTATCACCACTACCAATATAAACGGTAATTTGGTGCTGGCACCGTCAGGTATAGGTATTACACAGGTTAAAAGTTCGATTGTTCCGGCAGTGGACAATGTGTATGACCTAGGTAGCCCCAGTGCAAGATTTAATACCATATATCTTGGCAGCGGTGGACTGGAACTTGCTGGTAATTTAAACGTTGATTATTATTTTGGTAATGGTAGATTTTTAAGTGGTGTACTTGCCGCAGCAGCGCCAAACATTCAGTTTGGTGGTACCACGGTAAACATACCATCCGCTAATGCCAATGTTGTCTTTACAGTCAATAATATTCAAAGTCTTGAAGTTGGCGCCGCTCAAACAATCTTTTTCCGTCCTATTGTCAGCAACAGCACTGTTTCAACTTCTGGCAATATCACTTCGGCTGCTAATGTAAATGCTGTGGGTATCTCAGCAACCACAGTGGCTGCTGCTGGTCTTGCTGTTTCTGCAAACACCACCACTGGTAACCTATCAGTGGTTGGCTCAGTAACTGCAAACACTGTTAACTCAACTGGTAACATTACCTTTGCGCCTGGCGGGAACTTGGTTTTCAGCAACGCAGTGGTTAACTGGTTGGCCAATCCTGTGCAGGCGCAAGATGCTGCTACAAAATTTTATGTTGACAGTGTAGCTCAAGGCTTAGATGTAAAAGCGTCAGTGTTGCTGGCAACTGCCACAACATTGCCAACCTATGTCTACAACAATGGCACTGATGGTGTAGGTGCAACAATCACAGCCACAACCAATGGGTTGCTGTCAATTGACAGCACTGCTGTTTCTGCAAACGCAAGAGTTTTGGTCAAAAACGAAGTTGGGCTAAACCAACCCTACAACGGTATCTACATTGTTACTAACACTGGTAACGCTACAGCACAGTTTGTTTTAACACGATCAACAGATTTTGATTTGCCATCTGAAATACCCAGTGCCTTTACATTTATAGAAACTGGAGCAACCAACGCCGACACTGGTTATGTTTGTATAACCAATTCGCCGGTTACAATTGGCACAACCAACATTGTTTGGCAACAGTTCAGCGGCGCTGGTAGTTACACTGCTGGCATTGGTCTAAGTTTAAACGGAACACAATTTTTTATATCTAACACAGGTGTGACAGCCAACACCTATGGTAGTAGTTCATCAATCCCAGTGTTAACAGTTGATCCACGAGGCCAAATAACAAACGCAACTACCGCGTCAATTAATGCGCCTGCTGGTTTAGTAACTGGCGATACTTTAAGTTCAAATGTATTGATATCAAGTTTGACCGCAGTTGGCACACTCAGTCAACTAAGTGTAAGTGGTAATGTAAATGCAAATAATCTAAATTCATCACAGGTAGTTTCTGCGGCTGGTAATGTCATTGGTGGTAATATAACCACAGCCGGTGTGCTCACTGCTAGTGGCAACGTAGTTGGTGGAAACATTAGCACCGCTGGACTAGTAACTGCCACTGGTAATATTGTTGGTGGAAACATTGCCACAGCTGGCGTGATCACAGCTACAGGCAATGTAATTTCTGCCGGTAATGTCAACGCAGCCAATGTAAATTCATCTGGCAACATCAGCGCAGTTGGAAATGTCAATTCAGGAAACATTACCACAACCGGATCTATTACCGCTGCACAAAACATCAGCGCAACAGGAAATGTTTCTGCGTCTACCTTAAACTCATCTGGTTTGATATCTGCCGTTGGAAACGTAAACACCACTGCAAACGTAAATGCCGGAAATATAAATGCAACTGGAACAATAAGTTCCACAGGCAATATTTCAGCCACTGGTAATTTACAAGGCAATAATTTATCTGTAACAAATTTAGTAAACGCATCTGGGAACGTAACTGGTGCCAACATAACCACTAACGGATTGATCACTGCTGTTGGTAATATAACGTCTACCTCAAATGTAGCAGCAGGCAACATAGTTTCTCAAGGTTTGGTCACAGCAGTTGGCAACATTGTAACCAGCGCAAACGTCAATGCAGCAAATCTAAACGTCACTGAATCAGTGGTTGCAGTGGGCAACGTTGTTGGTGGTAACTTAACCACTAGTGGTCGTGTGACTGCTACAGGTAACATTGTTTCATCTGCTAATATATCTGGTGGAAATTTACTTTCAACTGGAATAGTATCAGCAACCAGTAACGTGATTGGCGGAAATATTACCACTGGCGGCAGAGTTGATGCCACTGGCAACATCACAGGTGGCAACTTAACCACCACAGGCACAGCCAACATTGCAACATTGGCATTGACTGGTAGTGCCACAGTTGCTGGTAGCATTGCAGTGTCAAGTTCTATCAGCGCCAGTTCCTTTATCACCGCAACTGGCAATGTCACTGGTGGCAATTTGACTACTGGTGGCTTGATCTCTGCTACCGGCAACATCACTGGCGGAAACATAACCACCACGGGCACGGCCAATATTGGGACTTTGGCGGTCACCGGTGCTGCTACTGTCACTGGCAACGTCACCGGCGGCAACCTAATTACCAGCGGCTTAGTATCAGCCACGGGCAACATCACTGCTGGCAATGTGTTGACAGGTGGATTGATTAGTGCAACTGGCAATGTCACAGGCAATTATTTTATTGGTAATGGCTCACAACTTACTGGTATTGTAAGTTCTTACGGAAATAGTAATGTAACTACTTTGTTGAGCAATTTAGGTAGCAATACTATCGGTGGCACAGGTAATATCACAACCACTGCCAACATTTCAGGCGGTAATCTCATTTCAGCCACACTGAACAACAGTGGCAACATAAGTGTTGTGGCCAGTGGCAATACCTGGACATTTGGCTCAACTGGCAACTTGACTGTTCCAGCAACCAATAGTGTTCCGGGACGGATCTCAACGCAAACCACCCTTGCCAGTGAGAAAGGCTTTGATCTTCGCATCAGTGCAGGCAATACCGATGGCTGTTCAGTGCCAGGCGGAGATCTGTATCTGTCTACAGGCGTGGGCTACAACGGTATCAGTCACGGTGCAGGCAATGTAAACATAGTGACAGGTGATAGATACGGTAATATCAATGGTAATATATGGAGATTTGACTCAAGTGGTGCATTGACATTGCCCCTGGGCAATATTAAAATCAAAGGCACTGTGGGCAACTCAATTGCCTTTGGCCTAAATGCTGGACAAATTAGTCAAGGCAATGCCGCAGTGGCCATTGGATCGCTGGCCGGCAACAACAGACAAGGCAACAACTCAGTGGCCATTGGCAACACAGCCGGAGCCGGTGGCAGCGTCTCAACCAACTATGTTTCGGGTGCAGAATCTCCATCTACCACCCTGGTAGTTACCAGTACCACTGGTATTGGACCAGGCATGATCATAAGCGGCACTGGATTCTTCGGAAACATAACTGTGGTCACCGTGACCAACTCAACAACATTAGAAATATCGGCGTCAGCTGGTTTTACCCCAAGTGGAACATTGACCTTTACTGGTAGTCAAGGCGATGAAGCTGTGGCCATTGGCCAAAGTGCTGGATCAACCAATCAAGGCTCTGGTGCAGTGGCTGTTGGCGGCCTTGCTGGCTATAATTTACAAGGTGACAATGCAGTGGCCATTGGCGGTCTTGCTGGCAATAACTCACAAGGCACCCAGGCAGTGGCCGTTGGTTTGTTTGCTGGCCAAGAAGACCAGGGTCAATTTTCAGTGGCCATTGGCGGCGGTGCTGGTCAACAAACACAGGGTGAAGAATCAGTGGCCATTGGTGCAGGTGCTGGATCAACTGTTCAAGGCAATGCCGCAGTGGCCATTGGCGGCGGTGCGGGGGCAGCCAATCAACGCATCAATTCGGTGGCTATTGGAGCCAGTGCTGGAGCAGGCACACAAGGTCAGTATGCCGTGGCCATTGGAGCAAGTGCTGGTTATACAAACCAAGGCAATAATTCAATCATATTGAATGCCACCGGCGCCAACTTGGATCAAACCACCGCTAACACATTCACTGTGGCTCCAGTTAGAAATGATGTGGCCAACACAGCCCAGGTCATGTTCTACAATACCACCAGCAAAGAAATCACATATGGCAATACCATAAGTGTTGCTGGCAACATCACAAGCGGTAATTTAAATTCACCTACGCTGAACAACAGTGGCAACGTAAGTGTTGTAGCTGGTGGAAACACCTGGACCTTTGGCACGAACGGCAACTTAACAGTACCAGGACCAATTAGCGGATTAGGATTTTCTAAACTAGACTTTACTACTTACGGAGCCAACTCCGCATATCTAACAACTACTGCTGATGATACTACCGCGTTGTTTATGGGGGCGGTAACTGCTGAGTTATATGCTAATACGGATGTTAGCATTAGGGCCAATACTGGAGGAACATCGCAAAACTGGATATTTGGCCAAGATGGCGCATTGACTGCACCAGGAAACCTAAATGGTGTTAATGTTAATACAGGCATAGTGTCAGCCACGGGCAATGTCAATAGTGGTAATGTAAACACAGCAAAAGTAGCCAGCACTGGTGGCATCACTATCGCCAGCGGTGGATCCAGTGACATCACTCTTAATGCAGCCGGTAACATCAACGCTGACAGCAACTACATCAACAATCTTCTTGATCCTATGCAGAATCAAGATGCGGCTACCAAGATCTATGTTGATAACTTGGTGGCTACGGGACTTACTTATCACGAGCAGGTATTTGTATCTACCACGGCCAACTTGGCCACAACCACAGGTGGTACCATCACCTACGCACAGCCCAACGGAGCTGGCAACGGCATAGGTGCCACCATCACCACCACTGGTTCGTTCAATCTCATTGACACGGCCAACGTGCAGACCATTGGTACCAGGATCCTGGTCAAGAACGAAGGCAATGCTGTGCTCAACGGTGTGTATACTTGGAGCAACGCAACAGCGATCACGCGAAGCACGGATGCTGACGAATACGGCACCGACAGTGCCCATGCCTTGAGTCTGAACTCCTACTTCTTCACTGAATCTGGCAATGTGAACAAAGGCTCGGCCTACGTGGTTGCTGAGCCGCAAGGTACCATTACGTTTGGCACCAGCAACATCGTGTTTGACTTGTTCAGCACCAGCCAGGTCTACTCGGCCAACACACAAGCTGGTATCAGCCTTGTAGGCACTGTATTTTCCGCCAAGGTGGACAACAACACTACAGCGTTTGACGGCGGTGGCAATATTTCAGTCAAGGCAGGTGCTAATCTTACAACACCAAATATTGGTGCTGCCACTGGTACAAGTTTGTCTGTAACTGGCAATGTCACAGCAGGCAATTTTAACACTGTTGGTGCAATTAGTGCAAGTGGCAATATATTATCCAGTAATGTTTTTGCAACTGGTACTGTATCTGGTAACATTGTAACTGGCAATAGTGTCAGCGCATCAGGTAATGTTACAGGAGCAAATATCAATACCAATGGGTTGATATCTGCTGCGGGTAATGTAATAAGTGGAAATGTATCTACAGGTAATATAGTTGCTGCCAATGTTAACACAGGTTACTTGTTGGTAAACACCAGTGCTGGAGCGAATATCACTGGTGGTAATTTAATCTTGACAGAAGTAACTGGAGCAGGCGGTGCTGTATCAGCCCAAGGAAACATTTCTGGTGCTAATCTTAATGCAACTAATATTAGTTTAACTGGCAACGTTCTAAGTAATTTAAGAGTAAATGGTAATGTTAATGTTTCTGGCGTAGTAGATATTGCCAACAGCCTAACTGCTGACAGTTTGTTGGTTGACACTGTAGGTGGCATCACTGCTAACTCAGGCAACATCACTATCAACCAAATCACAGGCCAAGGTGGTTATCTAAACGCAGTTGGTGCTAATTTATCAGCAAATATTGTTGCTGGAAATGTAAACACCGGCAACATTAGCCTAACTGGCAACGTTTTAAGCGATCTCAATGTTAACGGGAATGTAGACATTGCCGGCACAGTTGGAGTTGCTAACAGCTTTACAGCAGACAGCATTTTGGTTGACACCGCGGGCGGTATTACAGCCAATGGTGGTAACATTGTTATTAATCAAATCACAGGCCAAGGTGGTTATCTAAACGCACTTGGTGCTAATTTATCAGCAAATGTTATTGCAGGTAATGTAAACACGGGTAATATTAGTTTAACAGGGAATGTTTTAAGCAATCTCAATGTCAATGGGAACGCAAGCATCACTGGCATACTTGATGTTGCCAACAGTATAACAGCAGACAGTATTTTAGTTGACACCATAGGTGGAATCACAGCCAATGGCGGCAACATCAATATAAATCAAATCACTGGGCAAGGCGGTAATCTTAACGCAGTTGGCATTTCTGTGTCAGGAAACATTTCTGGCAACAACATAACGCTGGGCAATAACTTATCAACAACTGGTAATATCACAGCTGGTTATTTTATTGGCGACGGAAGTCAACTTACAAATGTGTCAATAGCAGCTGGTTCTGCAATTGAAAATGGCAACAGTAATGTAAGAGTTGCTGCCAACGGTAATGTCAGTGTTGGAACATATGGCACGATTCCTGCGGTGTTTGCCAATACTGGTTTATACGCCACTGGTTTAATTTCTGCTACAGGCAATGTTGATGTTGGTTCAACGCTGAATGTGACTAGCAATGCTGCGATTACAGGCAACATTTCTGGCGGCAATATTTCAGCCTCAGGTAATATCTCAGGTACCTACTTTTTAGGCAACGGATCATTGCTTTCTGGTATTATTACTTCAGTTGCAAACATCAATAACGGCACTAGTAATTTACGAATTGATACCGCTGGTGGTAATATTCAGGCCAATGTTGCAGGTACTGCAAACATATTCACAATAAACGCAAGCGGAATTCAAACCTCTGGAAATGCGTCTGCAAATAATTTATCAATTAGCAACGTTACAAACATTGGCGTCTTAAGCGTATCTGGAAATATTACTGCAAATGGTGTTGTCACAGTTGATGGCAATGTTACAGCAGCCAATTTGATCAGTAACGGCACTGTATCAGCACAGGGCAATGTAATTGGTGGGAACATCAACACCGCAGGCGTAGTTTCAGCAACAGGCAACGTTGTGTCAGTGGCCAATGTCAGTGGTGGAAATATTCTGTCAAGTTTGTTGATAAGCGCAGCAGGAAATGTTACTGGTGCAAACATTACTTCAAATGGGGCAGTGATTGCACTGGGCAACGTCACCGGCGGCAATGTTAATTCTGATGGTAGAGTAAGCGCAGCTGGAAATATTGTAACCACAGCCAATGTCACTGGTGGAAATTTATTAACTTCTGGCGTGTTAAACCTTACTGGAGGCACACCTTATAATACTGCAACACTCAGTGGCGGTAACATCATACTCAACAACGGTGCCGGTGATACTCCTGGTTTGCATTTCTATCAAGGCAACAACGACAACTTTGGTATTGATGTAGAAGCAGGCACCTTACGATTTGTTAAGAATCTTGATGAAGCGGGTGGGTCAGCGGTAGGTAGAGTTGACTCCAATGGCAACATAATTGCAGTTGGGCAACTTCAAGGAGCCAGTGCCAGTGTGTCAGGTAATGTCACAGGTGGAAACATAATCACTGGTGGATTTATCTCTGCAACTGGAAATATAACTGGCAACTACTTCTTTGGTAATGGTAGTCAACTGTCTGGCATCATTACTTCAGTAGCCAACATCAATAACGGTACCAGTAATATTAGAATTGAAACTTCTGGCGGAAATATTCAAGCCAATGTTGGTGGCACAGCCAATGTTTGGACCTTGGCCAGCACAGGCGAATACGTCAGTGGTGAGATCAGTGCATCAGGCAATATCACTGGCAACTTCTTCTTTGGTAATGGTAGTCAGTTATCAGGTATTATTACTTCTGTTGCCAATATCAACAATGGCAACAGCAATGTAAGAATTGACTCCTCCGGAGGCAATGTTGCAGCCAATGTAGGCGGAACTGCCAATGTTCTAGTTTTGGCAAACACTGGTGCTTTTGTCACTGGGGTGGTAAGCGCATCTGGTAACATTACAGGCAACTTCTTTATAGGCAATGGATCGCAGCTTACAGGCATAGCCAACGCTTCATCTGTTTATTCGGTGATCAGTTTACAGGGCAATGTTGCAGGCAATTCTGCTGGTAATGTAACTATTAACGCAGGCAATGTCAGTGGTACACTGATTCCAAGAGCAGGCAATGGCATAGGCATGGTTGGAAATGCCACAACCGGTGTTATTACCATTAGTGTTTTGGATAGTCTAAATGATGGCATTTTCTGGGCTGGCAATAACAGTGCTGGATTGGTCAGTGACTCAATAGATGCACCAAATGTTGATAACGGATTGGTCACTGATTCTACTATTTCCAATAGTTATGATTTAGGCCCTTTAGAATACGGTACCAGCTCAATTATATCTGCTAATTTAATACCTGATAATCCGTTTGTTTATACACTAGGCAACACTAGTTTTCCTTTCTTGTCGCTCAGCGTTGCTGACATTAATTCAACTGGAAACATAACTACCACTAAAAATGTTTCAGCAACAGGCAACATCACAGCCGCATTTTTCTCTGGCGATGGCTCTGCACTGAGCAATGTAAGCGGTTCTAACATTAGATCTGGTAATTCAAATGTGTCAGTGACCGCTGCCAATGGCAATATTGCATTGTCTGTTACAGGAAATTCTAATGCAGTGGTATTCGCACCAGGTTTAACCACATTCAAAGGTAACTTGGTACCGGATGCCTCAAATATTTACTCATTGGGTTCAAGCACTCTGCGCTGGACCAATTTGTGGATCTCCGGCAACACCATAACTCTAGGCAATATTGTACTAAACGATGACAACGCCACAGATTTCAGTGTGTACACCAGCAACGGAACTACTCCAGCTAATGTCAAGGCTCAGTTCATAAACACTTTAGCATATGGATATAACAGTGCCAATTTAAGTGCATCAGGTAATGTCAGCAACGCATTCAACGCTTTAAGCAGCGGTCCTATAACTATTAACAGTGAGGTAACCATCACGGTAAATAGTGGCGCTTTTTGGACGATTGTATGACCACGACACTAATAGTAAACTCAATTTCTTCAATTTCTTCTTACACATCAACCTTTCAACCAATTGTAGCCACAGGCGGTAACGTTTCCAACGTTTCAATCAATGGTATATCCTATAGAATTCACACCTTTACTTCTAACGGAAATTTGGTTGTAACATCTGCCAACAGCAGCGGTACAGTAGATTATCTAGTGGTGGCCGGCGGCGGAGGTGGTGGCATGGACATGGGTGGTGGTGGCGGTGGTGGTGGCGTACTAGCAGGAACTACCAATTTAATACGAGGTACCTATACTATCACAGTGGGCGCAGGGGGTTGGGGTGCACCAGGGGGAAGTCAATTTAGAGGTGATGGAGTAGGTCCACAACCAGGCGCTCATCAATTTACAATTCCTGCTACCAACGGTGGTAACAGTATTTTTTCTGGACCTAATCTAAGCAACGCTAATGCCATAATGGCTGGTGGTGGTGGTTTTGGTGGTAGCAGTTATTATCCTTATACTCCTGGTGCGATAGGTTCTGATGGGGGTAGTGGTGGTGGTGCCAGTGCATATTCAGATGGTAGCACTAGATCAGGTGGAAATGGCATAGCCGGGCAAGGCTATCGTGGCGGCAATGGCGGCGGTCAATACTACGGTGGCGGTGGCGGTGGAGCAGGCGGCCCAGGTATCAGTAGTGGGGAAACCGGAAGAAATGCAACTGGTGGGCCTGGTATTAGAAATGACATTTTAGGCAATGTATTTTATTGGGGCGGTGGCGGAGGTGGTGCTGCTTACAGCTATGGGTTTGGCGGTGATGGAGGTATTGGCGGCGGTGGCGGTGGTGCAGTTGGCGTAACATTTGGTGGCGCAGGTTTTAATAATGGCAATGCAGGCGGCGGTGGCAGTCCAGGATCGCAAACCAACACTCGTGGAGGCAATGCTGGCCCAAACACTGGTGGAGGTGGAGGCGGCGGTTCTCACTACAATGCCACTAACCCTGGAGGAAACGGTGGATCTGGTATAGTGATTATTAGATATCCACTGGTAGATACTTCAATGAGCGTTACTGGCACAAGTGCAACTGCTTTTGCATCGCCCGGATCTGTGATACAAACTGTGTATAGAAGAACCGATGCAAGATTAACCTATACGTCTTCAACGTCAGATGGAACGCCCATCGGTGAACTTGGTTTGACTATTACACCAAAAAAATCTAATAGTTTATTAGTCATGAAATGGATGATAAACGGAGAATTACATCAAGATAACACATTTGTAATTTGGACTGATAATGGACTTATAGGCCAACCTGGTTTTCAAGGTTTTAACAATACGCAAAATAATCAGGTACAAAATGGTATTATGAGTGGTCGTTACGATCAAGATGAAAGTTCCACAATGAGCAACTGGTTTTTGTTTTTTACAGCACCTTCAAATGATACCACAACACGCACTTATTATCCAGCCGTGCGCGGCACGTCGACATATACTTTCGCTTTGAATAGAACTATAGGAAGCTTAGGACAAGATGCTTATGAAAATGGTGTATCAGCAGGATATATCATGGAGATTGCACAATGAGCACAGTGCTGGTTAGTAACATTGATGCAAGTTCTTTTACAAATGGCGTGGTTGATTTTTCGCCTAGGCTCACATATCCTGGCACCATTATTCAAACTAGAACTCTAAGAGTTGATACTAGAACAACCTATAGTTCTCTTGACACTGGCAATGGCACAACAGTGGCGGTGCTAGGCATAAGTATCACTCCAATTTATGCGTCAAGCCGACTAATTGTACAGTGGATGATAAACGGCGAATGTAATAATGATAATGGATTTTTAATACATAGAGACGGTGCTTTAATTACAACTACCGGTGAGGAAGGTTATAATAATCAAGGTGGTAATGTTAGATGGAGTTGTTATACACCAGGGTATTATGACAGAAATGATGATTCTACTGGTATTAATTGGAACATATTTTACTCTTGTGCAGCAGGATCAACCACAGCGAGAACCTATGCTCCAGCAGTGAGAGCCACAGGCTCTGGTTCTCACACATTTGCTCTAAATAGAACGTTAGGCGATGGTACACAAAATTATTATGAAAGTATGGTGAGCTTTGCTTTAATTCACGAGGTATGTAATCAATGAGTACTTTGACTGTAGGAAATATCCGAACAACTGGCAATGCAGTAACGCCTGTTGGCGGAACCAGCTTAAGATATTCTGGGCAAGTTGTTCAGGTATTCACTATTAGAACTGATGAAAGAACTGCTTATTATTCTTCTAACTCTGGCAATGGAACCACAATCAGTGAACTTAATTTAACTATCACACCTAAATTTAGTTCCAGTCTAATAGTCATGGAATGGATGATGAATTGTGAAGTTCATCATGACAATGTTATATTGATACATCAAAACGGAAATTTAATTACCACCGCTGGTTATGAAGGTTATAATCGCGGAGCAGGTAACCAAAGATGGAGTGGATACGCTTCAGGATTTTATGATGCAAACGAAGCCAGCACCATGGTTAATTTTTATTTGTTATATTCTATTCCGGCCATAAATCTTAATCAAAGAACTTACGCTCCTGCAGTTCGCTCTTCTAGTGGGTCAAATTATGTGTTTACATTAAATAAAACGTTAGACAGTCAAGGTCAGGATGTTTATGAAAACACCGTTAGCACTGGAATGATAATGGAAATACAACAATGAGTACACTACTAGTCAACAATTTGCAAAGCAATCAGGCCAACGGCGTCATCACTGTGAGTTCTGGCAATGTGGTTTATAGCCCTGGTAGCATAATACAAGTACAAAGCACTACTCTGGTTAATACTTTTTCGGCTGCACCTAACGGTACCTGGACTGACGTCACAGGCATGTCTGTTACAATTACTCCTAGAACAACAAACAGTAGAGTTTTGATCATAGTCTCTGCAGTTATTGGTGGCAGCGGAACAACAGCAAAAGCCCGTTTATTGCGTAATATACCTAGTGCAAACACAGTTATTGCCAATGGTACTGCCTCTGGTAGTAGACAAAGCAGTATGTTTGGTTCTTTTAATACCGTTGATGGCAACCAGGATGTGCCAGCTACGTCAAATTTTTTAGACAGTCCAGGTAGCACCAGTCCAATTACCTATAAACTGCAGATTAATAATGATAATACTGTCACAGTGTACCTCAATAGGTCTCCTTCTGATTTAGACAGTGCAACAGGAGGAAGGTATATATCCACAATCACTGCATTTGAAGTTGCACAATAATATTAGATTGTAAAAGGAATAAAAATGAGCGTAGTTAGAGTAGATCAAATTACCAATACCAGTAACACTTATCAGATCAACACCAACAGCATCAAGTTTGCTCATGCAACCATGTACTATGCAGTGAACGATGCAGCCGGCAGTTTGACAATATCCAGCACCGGCAACGGTACTCAAATGCTGTTTAACAATCTTGGTCCAAGTTTAAACATAACTGCAAACACTCAAACATCCACTTGGACACACACCCATACTGGCAACTATGTTATTAATTGTCAATACCGTCAGGCCAGCGGTGGTGATCTTTGGACTGTGTTTGGTGTAACCAAAGCTGGAAATAGCACAGCCGTGGGGGTCAGTGCTAGAACCGGATCAGGAGATACTAACACAGCATGGAACTATTATGTGACCTACACAGTGGACAGCACATCTGCCACATATCAACTTCAACATTGGTCCACTTCCGGTAAAACTGTGAGTTCTGATTTCAGCGGTGGCAATCCCGGTTGGACTAACTATGCATCACTTTGCGGCAACACCACAGGTGATATTGGTCGTATGGTAAATTATTTTATTTACAGATTAGGAGATTAAAATGGGGTATGATTTAGCGTCAGCATTGGTTAGTTTGCGCCCTGGATCATCTTGGAGCTTGAACGGCGATGACTATTCAGGATTGAACTGGCAAGATCCCAACAACGCACCTCCCACAGAGATAGAATGCAAGGCTGAAATGGCAAGACTTCGTGCCAAGCATGATTCTGTGCAGTACGCTAGGGACAGAGCCAGAGCCTATCCTAGCATACAACAGCAACTTGACACGCTGTTTCATCAAGGGTATGAGGGATGGCACGCCAGTATTTTGGAGATTAAAAACCAATTTCCTAAACCAGATCAAAACGCGGATTCCAACACCTAGCAGCATTTTTCGCTGATCAAAATTATAAATACAACAAGGAACATACTATATGGCTATTCAAGTACAATTAAGACGCGGAACAACTTCGCAAAACAACTCATTTACTGGAGCTGTTGGTGAAGTCACTGTGGACACTGATCTTGATACTTTGCGTGTACATGATGGAAGCACTGCGGGGGGATTTTCAATAATTAATACGTCTGCTACTCAGACCATGAGTAACAAGACGCTGACTTCGCCAACTGTTTCTGGAACTATTACAATCACAGGCAACGCGGCTATAGCGATTGCCAATGGCGGCGCTAATGCCACTGGCAATATAGGCAGTGCAACTTCGTATTTTAATCGTGTGTTTGCTACTTCAACCTCTGCTTTGTATTCTGACTTAGCAGAAATGTATGAAGCAGACGCCTACTACGAGCCAGGTACTGTGGTTAGTTTTGGCGGAGAAAAGCAAATTACAAAAAGTTTGGTTGTAAATGACAAGCGTGTAGCTGGTGTGGTCAGTACAAATCCAAGTTATCTTATGAATTCAGCCTGTCCTGGAGATTTTGCTACGCCAGTGGGATTGACTGGACTTGTGCCCACAAAGGTAGTTGGCAATATTCGCAAAGGCGACATGGTGGTAAGCAATGGTGATGGCACAGCTAGAGCAGAAGAAAATCCACAAGTAGGCAGTGTTATAGGCAAGTCACTGGAAGATTTTAACGGGACCAGCGGAATCATCAATATAGTAATTGGTAGATTCTAATCTCTTTTCAAGTAAGTTAATTTTGGACTGTATGGCGTCAATGTTCACGGTGTTCCACAGTCCAGGATGTAAAGGCCTAGGCCAAGTTCCAGACTCAATCCAAGCGTAACCACAGTGTTCTTGATTTAATTTTGGAGTAAACTCTCTGTCTACCTGACAGAAAAAAGTGTGATATGCAAATTGTTGATCAGTGCTTGTAAATTTTTCAATTGGCAAGAATTTAGCATTCACAAAATCCAACCCTAGTTCTTCTTTACACTCACGGTGAATAGCGTCTAGTAAACTTTCGTTGAATTCTACTTTCCCACCTGCTAATCCCCAGGAACCGGGGTGTTTGGTGTCATTGCGTATTAGATAAAGATATCTATGTGTGCTAATTGAATAAAACCAAACTCCTACTGCGTTTAAAGAGTTAGACTCCATGAGCCGCCTTTATAAAGTCCATCATAGCTTTTAACCCATTGTCCAGGATCTGCTACAAATCCATCTTCGATCAAAGGTGGAATCCATTTGTATTGAATGCCAGTGACCATGTTTGTAACGTATTGTGGTTCAAGCATTTGCTCGCTGTTAAAAACCACTATCCAACGTGAACCATTGTATTCTATGATATCATTGGCCTTGGCAATCAATGGTTGTCCTTGTAGCCCTTGCCACCCTGTTGGATTTGCGGTGTTGTTTACATTTCCTGTGTCTTCGGTCAGCAGATATCTTTGACCCAATAAACTAGAGTCTAGTCCGTCGCCAGGACCACTTAGCAAAGGATTGATTATGGCTGTGATTGGTTCAAGAGTGTTGGCTGGCGCTGTGTCTGGATCAACTTGAAATAGCAAAAATCTTTCATCTGCTGGATTAACAGTGACAAACCCAATAATCTCAGTATCAGGATTCCATGGATTGTCCAAACTTATATAACTTATTCCTGGGCGCAGCAATCCGTACATGTTAATCACAGCTGGCCAAGTAGTTTGATCAGCCACAGGTGAATTGGGTGGTTCCAAACTAGTGATTGGTTCGCTGATCACATCAGCTGGTTGTAAAATTTGTAGTTGACCGTTGAGCAAAAACACTTGGTAGTTAAATGGCGTGAATTTTTGTCTTGTTCCTAGCAGTAGATCATTGTTGGTTATTGCGTTGATTAAATCTCCAGTGCCATCATAAACTGATGCAATGATTCTTTCCACAACACCAAGTTTTTTAATCTTTGCTGGCGAACTTATCCAAATTGGTAAACTGAATTTAAGTGTACAGATATCAATGGGATTTTCTGATCCAACTGGTATGGTACGCGAGCTCCAGGACACATCATCAAGATAGCACACGCTTAGGCTAGTCCAGTCAATATAGTTTTCACTGCTTTGTATTTCTAAACTAGGGTTGAACAGTGTAAGTATCTGTTCAAGCAATTGCATCTTTTGATTGGTGTTGCTGGTCCAGATGTCAAGATTCAAAGACAGTTTGTAAGGCACTGGCATTAGTCTTTCCACAGTGAAAGCATTGCCCTGGGTTACTTCATAGGTATTGGTCTCAACATCGTAGTAACGTTGACGCACATTAATACGATCAACAAAGTATGGTTCTTGAACTCTTTCTCTGTCATATGTCAATGCACCAACGTAATATGTCATAAGTGGGGTGCTTGGCATCTGGTTCGCAGAGTTCTGTTGAATTATGGTTTGCGCCTGGCGCGATGCGTCGCCATATCTAATTGGTACTCTAACCAGTGTGTCTTCAGTTACATTGCCTGCTTCATCACGACCGTACTCGACTTGGAAGTTGCTCAACATTCTAGTAAATTGCAACAAAAACCTACGTATCTGTGAATCATAAAAAAACTGTTGCAAAATTAACCTCCGTTATCAGCTTTTGGTTTCAAAGCTTGACTTAGGCTTTGACGTTGTGGTATAGGACCTCGGTCGTTGGTTTGAGTAACATTTGTGTTGTTAACAAAGCTTGAACGCAATGTTTGATTTTCTGGTCCAGGTGTTAGTTGTGTGCGTACCACTTCTTCAATCTTTGTCCATCTTGCACCGTCATATCTAAACAGTCTATGAGGAAAGTAATCTAATCTTAGTGCATAATCTCCAAGAGTGGGATTTGGTGGAAAACTTATGCCAGGTGTAACCGGCAAGCCATTAGGGGCTATACCGTCGCCGGTTAGGTATCCTGTGGTATAACCATCACTGGTTGGAGTAAGTTGATCCTGTGTGTTGCTTAAAGTTCTACTGGCATCACTGAAGGTATAATCCGCTGTGTATTCAGAAGGATCTGCTGGTGAACCATTTGGGTTGGTTGGCAGTATGTAAAACTTTACTGTGTCATATCCGCTCTTGGGAACTTCGTATTCTGCTTGTATCAAAATTGCATCATTGATTTCTAAATCTTTTGGTCTTGTGGTAGTTAAATCAGCAGCAGTCAGCGGAGTATATGGACGCCAATATTCTGTGTTGGTGTATTCTGTTCCACCAGGTACATTTTTTATAGCAATATAGTAACCGCCCTCTTGATTTACAATGCTACCAAATGGATAGTAATTTCCCGGATCCCAGTCTGTGTCTTTGACAAATGGCTTATTCAAAATGTCTTGAAACTCTTGGGCATTGACCATGGGTGTGGCTTTCACACGCCATAGATGCGGCAACCATGTTTGACTAAAACCTTCACTAGCGTAGTTAGCGTCTTGAATCACGTAATATCTGGGCAAGGCCTCTGGGATATTTTGATTCAAGGGATGATAGTCTTTGAGATTAGGAACTTCTAAAACGTCACCCGACATCAACTTGCGTTGAAAAGTGTCAATCATGTCATTGTAGTGAAACGTTATAAACAAAGTATCATTGTTTAAAAACAGCCCAAATTGTGTTAAATCAAAATCAATGTCTTGATGCTTGTACACACCGCGCATAACGTAAACATCAGGATCGTACTTTCGATCTCGGTTTTCAAGCAGCAGTAGATCCTCTATAAACAAAGGATTACTTTGATTGTATTTTGGCAGTGTGGCATCAAAATTAGGGCCAATTCCGCTGTCATCTTCTTGACTGTCATCGGGGTAGGTTTTTGGGCCAAGATACTTGTGTACAAAGATATCCAGCCCACCCACTGTGTACATTTCGCGGATAGAACGATCTAAGAACTGGTAGTCCCAGGTTCGATTTGGGCGATAAAGGGATAATCTTGGCATAATGCTATATTTATGGGCAGTTGACCAAATATTCACAACCTGTTATAATACAGGCAATACAGTAATTATAATTACTACAAGGAGACAGTATGAAACAAGCAGCGATCAAATTGTTAAACCCGCGTAGCCCGGATACAAAATACACAGGCAACGAGCCAACTTGGGCAGTTCAACCGTTAGAAGATCGGTTGTCCAAGTTAACTTATGCATTCAACTGGTATCATTACTTCTACAGCAAAAAAGATGCCAAGGACATGATCATAAGTTACCTTGACAGACATGACAGGGCCAAGGACGCTAAAAAAATTAGGTCTCTCAGCGACAGTCAAATTGTGCCCACAGTGGGTTGGTTATGCCGCATGGTGGATCTAGGTCTTGTGCTAACCGCCAGCGAGCAGAAAAAACTAGACTCTATGTTGGACACATTTTTGCATTACAAACAACCAGTGGTTGAAAGTGTTGAAGAACCAGAATCCGCAGCCAAACCCAACATTCAAGACCGACTACGTGAGCGAGTGGTTGAGTGTGCAGGTGAACTAGATGGGTTGTTTGATGATTTTATTGGTGCCGGAGCCAAGCTTGGTGCTGATTTCAAACCCGTGTCAGTTTTGCGTAGTATGAACATAGCGCCGCAACTGATTGGATATATCAAAGATATCTGGCAACGTAGATTATCAGAATTTGATGATGTTGTTGCTGGCAAGGATGCTGATCTTGTGGCAGGATACAGTCATCTTTCTAAAATACAATTGCGTAATTGTGTAAAGTTCTGTGAACTTGTTTTAGCTGATTGTGGTAGTTATATCCAACTTAAAAAAGTTGAAAGAAAACCACGCAAAGTTAAACCTGTCACTCCTGAAAAGCGAGCTGCTAAGTTTAAGATTTGTACAGAGTTTGCAGAACTATCTTTAAAATCTTTGCCAGCAAGTCAACTTGTGGACAAAACAGAAGCTTGGTTGTATGATACAAAAAAGCGCAAGATCATACACCTGGTTGCTGATGAGTACGCTAAAACTTTTAGCATCAAAAACAACACAGTGGTTGGATATAGCCTAGCTGAAACTCAACAAAAAACCCTGCGTAAACCAGCAGAACAGTTAAAAGCAGTGATCAACGGTGGGAAACCAGCTGCCAGAAAAACCTACAAAGATATCAAGGCCACAGAAACAGCATGGAACGGCAGGGGTTCTGAAAATCTTGTGATTTTAAGAGCCTGGTAAAGCTCTTCCGGACAATAAATATTATATCCGGAGCCACTATGTCTACTGAAAATCAACAAAGCGATCAAACATCGTTACAGTTGCTGAAACAAAATCTAATAGATTATGTTAGATTCAATCTGGGCGATCAAATGATTGATATTGAACTTGACCCAGAACACTACGAAACTGCGTATCAACGCTCATTAGGGGTATATCGTCAACGAGCTAACAACGCCTACGAAGAAAGCTACAGTTTTTTTCAACTCATACAAGACGTTGATATCTATACCTTGCCACAAGAAGTAATCAGCGTTAGACAACTGTTTAGACGCCAGTTTGGTTTGGCCACTGGTCCCTTTGCCAGCAACTTTGATCCCTTTAGTCAAGCACAGATGCAGGTGTATTTGTTGAACTTTAATCAAAGTGGTGGATTGGCTACCTATGATTTTTACACACAATATGTAGAATTGGCTGCTAGAATGTTTGGTGGCTATTTGAACTACACGTTTAACCCAGTAACTAAAAAACTTCAGATCATACGAGATCCCAAGGGCAGTGGCGAAGATGTTTTGATTTGGAGCTACAATCTAAAACCAGAAATCAATTTGCTCAGCGATTATCAAATCAGCCAATGGATTAGAGATTATATGTTGGCAGCATCTAGAATGATGCTTGGCGAAGCAAGGGAGAAATTTGCTCAATATGCTGGTCCACAGGGCGGAGCCACACTCAACGGTCAAGCTTTGAAAACTCAGGCGCAGGCTGAAATGGACAAGTGTATTGAAGATCTCAAAATGTATGTAGATGCAAGTCAACCGCTGACTTGGGTAATAGGCTAATTGACATCACAGTTTAGTCCTGCTATAATCTAGCATGGACGTAATGATTGACATTGAAGGTTTGGCCACTGGCCCTGATGCTACTATTTTAACCATAGCAGCTCAGTGTTTTGATCCGTTCTCTAGAGGGTATTATCGTCAACAATACTATGCTCGTGTCACACTGGAAAGTCAAGAACACAGAGCAATAGAGCAGGGTACCATTGATTGGTGGGCAACTCAAACTCAAGCACAAATTGAAGCATTTAATCCAGAAAACAGGATTCCCTTACAGCAAGCTCTTCAGGAATTACACAAACTTTGCTGGCAATGCAATCGCGTGTGGATGAACGGTCCTACCTACGATGCTAATATCCTAGAGCACGCCTACAAAAGCTATAACATGCCCTTGCCTTGGCAGTACTTTAAGATACGTGATGCTCGTACAGTGTACGGATTGGTTCCCGGTCTAAACAAGTACCCAGCGAGTCACCATGCGCTAGAAGACTGTCGTCGACAAATTGATTTGTTGCACGACGCTTTAGAATACCTAAAAATCAAAGAACTTGTATGATCTTACCTAAACTACTGATTATTGGCCATGCTCGACATGGCAAAGACACTGTGTGTGAAATCCTGTGTGAAGAATTTGACTATTCTTTTAGATCAAGCTCTGATTTTTGTGCAGAAAAATTTATCTATGATGAATTGAAGTCAAAGTATGGGTACACAAGTTACAAACAGTGCTTTGAGGACAGGCACAATCATAGATCAAAATGGTACGACATGATTCATGAATATTGTCGCGATGACTTTGCAAAACTGGGTAGGGAAATTTTTGCAGAAAACACAATATACTGCGGGCTCAGAAACAAAAGTGAATTTCATGCCATGCGTAACACTGGTGTTTTTGACTATGCAATTTGGGTTGACAGAAGCGATCATCTACCCCAAGAAGCTCGATCCAGTATGAATTTAGAAATTTGGATGGCAGACTATGTTATTGACAACAATGGCACACTTGATGATCTAAGACGTAATACTGTAGAGCTTATGAAATGCTTGTTAACTACACGTCCGGCTCCAAATCACCCCTACGCCACGTTAAATCAGATCTAGTGACTACTTCAATGCAGTTGCGGCACACTGATCGCAAATTGCTTAATTCTGCGTTGTTTAGATTTCCGTCCATGTGATATACCACAGTTTGGCTTGTGTATCTGGCCTTGAAATTGCACAGGTCGCAGTGCAATTTTTTTTGATATCCCCGTAAAGACCATCGTGGCACTGGTGGTTTAATGTTTTTGTTACGTCTTAGGCAGTGTTCACATTTGGTTCGGAAATGAGCTATTTCGTCGCGATAGTAGTTAATAGCCCGCGGGCGTTGCTTGCATACTGGACACAAAGGACGTTTCATTTCTTTATTTAAACACGAACCTTTGCAAAGGGAGGCGTAACAACGGATTTTTTTGGCAATCCCATAAATATTGTTAACTTTTTAAAGGATTGTCAAATGGCATTACTAACATCACCGGGCGTATCAGTAACAGTTATTGATGAAAGTAATTACTTACCTTCAGCAGTAAACAGTGTTCCTTTTATTCTTGTAGCTTCAGCTCAGAACAAAGCTAACCCTCAGGGTGTAACAGCAGTTGGCACACTCAAGGCCAATGCTAACAAACTTTACACAGTTACCAGTCAACGCGAGCTAGTGAATTTGTTTGGTGTGCCGTTTTTCTATAAAACCACTACTGGCACACCAATCAACGGTTATGAACTCAATGAATATGGTTTGCTGGCTGCGTACAGTGCGTTGGGATTGACTAATCGTGTGTACGTTCAACGTGTTGATATCAATTTAACAGAATTATCTGCTAGCCTTAACCGACCAGTTGGTGCTCCGGCTGATGGTACTTATTGGCTGAACACATCTGACAGTCAGTGGGGTGTGTTCCAGTGGAATGGCACCACAAACGTGTTCACATTGCAAACACCGTTGGTTATAACTTCAACTCTACAGATTGAATCTGCACCTAGTACAGTGCCCCTGCAGAGTGTGGGCAGCATTGGTGATTATGCAGTTAACGCAACAAATGTAAACAATCCAGTTTACTACAAAAACAGTGTAAATGAATGGGTACTAGTCGGCAGCGACGCATGGAAGTTGAGCTGGCCAACCGTGCAAGGCACACAGGCTCCAACATCAATTACCCCCGGACAAGTTTTAAGTATCAACGGAACTGCATTTACTATTCCAGGAGCTCCAGACAACACCATTGATAATTTGGTAACTCAAATCAATGCTGCAAGTATTGCAGGCGTGATAGCTCAGAATGTTGGTGGTAGATTCACAATCTATGCTGACAGCGATGCTACCAGCGATGGTTCCACAGCTGAAGGTGGTATTGTCACAATTGAAAACGTGTCTGGTACACCACTAACCACACTTGGTATTGTTGAAAGAAGTTATTATACTCCTGCTTTACAAATCAGTCCTAACTACAATGTGCCTCAGTGGCGCACTACCAGTAATTTCCCTCGTCCAACCGGTAGTATCTGGTTCAAGAGCACCCAAACCAACAATGGTGCATTGTTGATAGTTGAAAAATATAATAGTACTCTAGGAACTTTTGTTACTCAGGCATGTCCAGTGTATGCCAGTGATCAGGCTGCAAACTATGCCCTAGATGCCAGCGGTGGTGGCAAAAACATTCCAATTGGATCTACATACGCACAGTACGACGTAGATGGCAACAACACATACACTGTTCAATTATTAGAAAGAAACGCCAGCGGGGCAATGAATGCCACTGGTGATGTGGTTAACCCTGTGTTTATTACCAACACTGTGTTTACAATCAGCGCAAGTGGCAGTGGCTCAGCTAACCTGACTACTCCTGTGTCAGCTACTTTGCTAGGTACGACCGCTGCTGATTTTGTGTCAGCGGTTAGTGCTGCAAATGTAACTTATGTAAGTGCAACTGTTGATAGCAATGGCAGAGTTGTAATGAGTCATAGCCAAGGTGGTGTGATTGTTGTAAACAGCACCGTTGGTGACCCAATTGCAGCAGCTGGTCTTGATGACTCCGCACAGGCTAGACCAAACCCAGATGGCGGATATATTCTAAGCAATTGGATACAATTAGACTATCAAGCTTCTGCAAGCGCACCAAGCTTGGATCCAGCAGATGGACGTCTATGGTACTACAGTGATGCCACAGTTGCAGATATCATGATTAAAGGCAACAGTGGTTGGCAAGGTTATCAAACTGTGACCAATGATGTGCGTGGGTTTAACTTATCGTTGACCAATGCCACAGGACCAATCTTTAGCGCATCGGCACCAACCACACAAACAGATGCAGCCGAAAGTCCATTGGTATACGGTGATCTGTGGATTGACACCAGCGACCTAGAAAATTATCCATTATTGTATCGCTGGGAAAACGTCGAAGGATTGGATGGTTGGGTTCAACTTGATACCGCAGATCAAACCACAGAAAATGGTGTGTTGTTTGCAGATGCTCGTTGGGCGCCAAATGGCAGCACCGACCCGATTACAGATCCTTATCCGACTATTGAAAGTTTATTGGTAAGCGATTACCTTGATCCTGATGCGCCTGATTCGGAACTGTATCCTGAAGGCATACTGTTGTTTAACACACGTAGAAGTGGCTTTAATGTTAAGAGCTTCCAAAGCAATTACTTTACCACAGCTCGCTTCCCGGATACCAATCCATTGCCAACAGTTACCAGCACCTGGTTAACTGCCAGCGGTAATCGTAATGATGGTAGCATGTATGCAGGTAGACAGGCACAAAGACAATTAATTGTTGCTGCATTGAAATCAGGTGTTG